CGTAATATTCAGCATCGTCTTTAAGTTTGTCTATTATGTCTTTCATCTTACATTGCTTTTTCAATCTCTTTCTTAACAGTAGCCTTCATCTTGTATTTCGTTTCAAGATTCTTAACTATCTGATTGAGACCTAATTGCTTGTTAGCACCAATGTATTTCATAACCTTAGCCCAATTCTCATCGCCTATATCAAGGCTAATCTTCGTTGTGGTTTTTGTCTTAGGTGTAGGCTTCTTTGTAACCATCTGTGGTACATCCTCACCCGTCCATAGCGATAGACCTAACCCGTGCATTGCAATAGCCTTAGCAGTAGACCTTTGGATAGCAGTATTAACATCCATAGACGTAACCTTTTCTAATGGTATAGAATTGTTTCTGTAGTCCATTACCGGTAGGTAATCAATATGCTCAATATCATCTATGATAATACCAACCTTTACATATGCCGTACTACCATCTGAGAAGTAATTCAATTCCGTTTGAACGGACTCGTATACAACTCTTTGAGCTTTTGGATGGATTGTCTTAAGCATATGCCAAGCATTAGCCCAAGATAAATAATCGAAGTTTCCTTTGCGTTCAACTTTCTCTTTCACAGAGATGGACGCTAACGTAGTGTAATTGTTTTTACTCATTGTGTAATAAATTTAATTTAGATGTGATTTTAGTGTAACGATTCATTATGTTTAACCTCCTTGATTGTAAGGAGTCTAATTGTTTTTTGTTTTGCTTATCATTAATAACATCTTTTATAGATGCCTCAATGTTAATAAGTTTTCTACTATAGTTAGACAAAGATACTCTATAAACCCCAAACCTCCAACTTTTTTCTAAGAAATAATCGTACTCATCTACATCTATTTCCTGATAAAAATCTCCACCCTTTTGAGTGTTGAATATCTCCACGACTCCGGTCTCTCTATCTCTTACTATCTTTACTCCAAAGACTAAACGTGCCTCAACATATTTGGTATCCAATGTTGCACAGAACGTATCCTCTTTAGCTTCATTAAACACATCGTTTAAAGTACGCATAGGTTTAGGTTTTTAATTATTTTAGTATAGTCTTTATCTGATTGCACTTTATCTTCAACACACTTTATTCCATGAATGATTGATGAATGAGATATATCGTATCCATTTTCTTTCATAAATGTTGATATGTATTTTAATCTCATTGGTCTTGTAGCACATAAGTAGTATAGCAGATGTCTTGCATCTACAATTTCTCTTTTCTTAGATTTCTTGAACATATCTTCTCTGTCCATTCTAAACAACTCAGCGATTTCAACGCTGTACTTTTCAAAAACTTCTCTTTTCATTTTTCTTAAATTAAATTTTTAATATGATTAAATAATTTATCCTCTACTTCTCGGATGTCTTGGCTTTTATTTCCATCCCAATAAAAATCTCGCTCGTTTATAAACTCTATACAAAAGCCACCTAAGTATCTGCATACGGAACGAGTACCCTCTTGTAAATTTTTATCCGGATACCTATCTCGTAAATGTCCGGCAGTCATAATTCTACCGGTGTTTATAAATGTTTTCTTATCGAGGTTTTCTAAATTGTCTAATATCTTTTGACAATCTTGTATGTAATGTCTGTCAGAATGTTTTGCAACTTTCTCAGCATTAATATCTTTAATCATCAAGTCTGTTATCTTCTTCATCTTCTAAAGGTATTGTAGTGTTAGGATTGTGTGGATTATACTTTACCATTTGGTAAGCAACGTATAGTGCTATGATACACAAAGGTAAAAGCACTGCTATTATAGTTATATTCATTAGTCTATTTCGTTTTGATTCATTAATAATATGTCTCCAACTAAATGTCTCTGTGATAATTGGGACGCTCTCGGATTGTAAGGTAACTTTAAGTTTAAACCATCTTCGTTTACCACGAGCATCTTGCCTTTTGGTAGATGAACAAGTTCGATGTAGCCACCAACTGCTTTTTGCATTCCTGATAATGTGATGTCTTTGTACTCTGATTCAGAGCCGTCTGATTTTAGTAGTGTTGCCATTGTGTTTTATTTTAGTTAATTAATAGTACAAATATAGTTTATTTTTAGTTTACAACCAAATTATTAGGCATAAAAAAAAGGCAGTCCGTTTGAACGGACTACCTTATTATAAGAGTAGGTGCAAATGTGCGTTAAGTAATTAAATCATTTTAAAAACTTACTTAACCCCAATCCTACAATGTCTTTGATTACTTTTTAGGGCTATGATTGGGTTAAATTTTAAACCCCGACTCCCACCTAAATTAACCGGTAGCAAGTAACCCCTCAATCCCCAAGACATCGGAGATTTCAAATAGGGAGTCTAAAAGATGTTGAATCTTTTCACTTCGTTTTTAGTGTACCAATCCCCACAACCACTGCAATGGTATTGGTCTATTGTTTCATCGTGTTGCAACTCTTGGAAGCAAAACCCACACTCGTGTGTTTCTTCTTGCTCGTCTGCAACTTCATCGTCCCGGAAAGTATCTAAAGGTACGTCCCACATATTATACTGAGTACACGTTGGCTCTATCTTCGTGTAAGTATTTGATGAGGGTAAGCCATACTTAAGACGATAGTTTTGTTCATAACTCTCGTGCATCTCAGTATGCTCCGTAACTTTTTGAGGATTGAAATACAACCAACAAGTAAGCTCTTTACCACTCTTTAGTTTTATAGGTATCTCTTTTCTTCTATACCACTTCGGATGACCTTCAAGTCGGTCAATGGACTTGAATGAAGCATTGCTTACCTTGAACACATCAACCTCAACATTGTGACCTACACCTTTCTTATCCACCATGTAAGGCAGACCTTTGATAACTAAAGGGTACTTGTCCTTAGTAACTCCACTACCTACATACTTTGCATTACGTAGGTAGGTGTTGTAGTTAGAGTATCCTTTCTTTAGTGTACCATACACTGCTACAAGATTCTCTTGAAGCACGTTGGCTTTAGAATACCAAATGCCGTCCTTGTATGTGTAAAGATGTTTGTTGAATATTTGGAACGAACGATTCCGAGTATTGACTGCAACAAACCGGCATTCATACTTAGACAACTCTTTCTTCCAAGTTTGTCGTGGCATCTGACCTAATGCAATAGCTAATACTTTTGAGTCACACATCTGAGCATTACCCATACCATGTATTGTACCATTCATCATTAGCCATTCATCTTTGTTTTTACCACACTGAAATGGGTGTGTATTGTCCTTGTTGATAGCACCTACAGTAGCATATCTAAAGTGAGCAATGAATGGTCGCTCTGTTAATAAGACATTGTAGTCTTTTGATTTGTGGTAGGTTACCTCGAAAGTATCCAACCACACGATACCCAATCCGTGAGGATTGATTCTTGCTGATGTCTTTGCAATCTCTCTTGACATCATCTTTTGCTTTTGCTTAATAATAATTACGCACATAAGTTTTTTTGTTTGCGAGGAGTCCGTCTGAACGGACTGACCTCTGATTAATTGTATTTGATTTGTACAAATATACAACAAAATTTAGACACTACCAAATTTTATTGTACTTTTTTTTAGACGTGACCTCCAAAACTTTCTCCGTTGATATCGTATCTTGTCTCTCTATCTGCTGAATCGCAATTCATATGAGGAACATCGTCAACACCGGTTCCCCATTCAAGCTCAGCAGTATTAAACTGATTGTCCAACTCTTGTTCCCACTTATCCTCATTTTTCAATAACCACTCAGAAGTTTGGTCTAATGGTAAGTCTTTAGGCAACTCTATGGTTACCTTACCAACCTTATGGTATACTCTACGCTCTGTAATAGTTACGCTACGCATACCAAGATACTTAACCTCGGTATCTAACAAGGCTCTGTTCAACTCTGCCATATCTTTAACTTGCAGATGCTCCGGTCTATTCTTGTTGTACTCTTTGATTAAGAACGCTTGGTGTTCTTTGCTTCTCATGTTTGAGGGCTGACTTTTTTCCCAACCCCACTCAATTGTTTTATTTTCCATTGGTTTTAAAATTAAGTTAATTCTACTTTTACATAAACATTGAATACTTCGTGATACTCTCCGGTATCAGAATGGATTGCACCATCTTCACCTACGCACACGATACACGCTCCATCATCTTCGTGGTTTTCAACCACTCTTGTGACTGCCTGAACGTCTTTGTATTCAGGATACCACTTAAGCCAATTACCCTCGTATATTACAAGTTTATTTGTTTTTTCAACCAACTTATCATCCTCATACTGAGAGTAAGTTTGCTCGTGGTCATACTTTTTAAATGATGGACTTGTTTCAAACTGAGGCTTGGTAAGTAAGTTATTACTATTCATTGCCTTGTCCATTTCAGCTTCAGCTTTTTTTGGTACTGCTACGTACACTTCACTATAATATCCCATAATATTTAATTTAATTGGTTAAGACATCAGTCCGTTGTAACGGACTAATGTTTCGGACACTCAGTCCTCATCAGTTAACCTATCTCGTTTTGCTCTTTGACAAACTCTACAACTGCATTGTATGTATCTTCCAATGTCCATATGTTTTCGTACTGCTCTGTAAGGTGCGAGTACGTCTCATCAAATGGTGTATTAAGATATTCATCGCCTATCTTTTGGACTACCGGCATAAGCCAATCCCAAGATGTATCATACTTTAATTCACTTACTTCAAATGTACCATGACTAAACTTATACAAGGTAGCATCTGTTACCTCGTTAAAGGGATGAGTACACCCCATAAATTGTGCTATTAGTTTGTTGCTATCTCCATTCATGTTGACTATCTTTAATAAATTCTATTACTGCTTTATATGTTCTTGATATATCTTGATAACATAACGCATCAAGTATTCGACTAACATTTGTGTTAGTTAAACCTCTACTTACCTCTGTTTGACCTATCAAACATTTCTTAATGACCGGCATAAGTAAGTCCCAAGAGGAGTCGTAGTCTTTGTATACATTACGATACAATAACGCCTTTGGCGTGTCGCCCATAAACTCTGCTATGATTTTATTGTTTGCTTTCATTGGTTTTCTTTTTTGCTTTTACTTTTTTTGATACGCTCATCTGATGCTCGTCATCCAACTGACGCTCACGCTGAGCATTCGTGATTGCTATCCCTTGCATGAGTCCCTCTTGCATCGAGATAAATAACTCTTTCATTTTTCCCATAATTATTTGTTTTAATTGAACTAAATTTAGACAAAGATAAGAATAATATTTTAATCTACCAAATCCTTATACTTCTTTAACTTCATGTGTAAGTGAACAACTACGTCTGCGATGTCAAGAACGATATGTCTGCCCTCTACCCTTACCTGATAAAAGTGTGCGTCATCTTGAACTTCTTCCAACTTCTTTATGTAAGTCTCTGTAGCGTTTACTAATTTCTTTAGGTACTCTTGTTGTATTGTTTCCATAACTATTTATTTTTGATTAAGACATCAGTCCGTCTGAACGGACTAATGTTTCGAGTAATAAACTCTCATCAGTTAATCTTACCACTTCTTCTTTATCTTGTACTTGTACCTTACTTTCTTGTGCCTCGTCTTTATATTAAAATAGATAAATAGTTCTAATTCACGTGAGATGTTAGTCCACGCAAGATTAGTGCAAATTCTATTGCCATCTGCATATAAGTCCTTAACAATCTTATATCTGCATACCCATCTCCACCAACAATCACCATCAGTATCTATTCCAAAGACAAAACCAAGAAACCTTGCTTCCTCATATCCCTCGCCCTCGCGATAGTATGCTTTATATAGAACTCCATCTGCTCCACTATAGTGATGTCCACAATAAGGTGCAGTCTCGCCCTCGTAATACTCTAACTTCTTACGTTTGTAGTCTATGTATTCACAAGCATTTATTATCAATCTAATTAATCTCTTTTTCATCTGTCTGTGTTATTAGGTTATACAATTCCATTGGTTTTATTTGAGTCCACTTGCCAAGTCCATTGAGCCTGTAGAAATTTCCACAGGCATCAATCCTTACCAACTTACCCTCGATTACTATTGCTTTTGCTTCCATAGTTTCTATTTGTTTAAGTGTAAATTAATTGCGTAAATACTGCTGAATATTAATACTATCCATACAAGACTTCCACTCAATGCGAAAGCGTAAATCGTACCTATCGTACTTGCTAATAGCAACACAAAGATTGCCCAATAATTAAACTTTTTCATAATAATTTGGTTTTAAGTTTCCGTTTCGACCTTTTGGTCTCATCAGCACAAGCACTCACTTGTGGACGGAGAGAGGGCATCCGTCCGTTTGAACGGACACCCATAAATCATCTCTCAGTAGCTCTGCGTAGGCTCGTAGTGTAGTGTGATGTAAGCCTATTGTATTGGTCAACCCACTGCACAACCTCAGCGTTAATCTTACCACTCATCAGCATCTTTCTGAATGACTTTGATAGAGTAACAATCTCATCAACCTTAGCTTCATTGCCATCGTACATATACAAGAGTATAGACTTAATCTTCTTGATGAATCCTGCGTACGTGCCGTTTGGCTTGTTGATAGCGTAATTCATCAACTCATACATAAGCCTATAGCGAAGATTAATGCTTCTAACTGACTCCACTCGGTTAGGTAGACGAAACTCAATTCTATCGTCCATAATCTTACACACGTGATACTTACTGCTTGACGTATGTCCAACCCAATCCCGGGAATACTCACTTGTATTCATCATCAAGTTTCCATAGCAATATGAATTGCGTAACCTGAATCGCCATAGAGCGTAGATAATACCTGAATATGGTCTTAGCTTATCAGCCAAGTCTTGTCCACTCATACCTACACAAGAAAGAGTAATGTGACCACCACATCTTTGGTTTGACGGAGAGTATCTATCCTCAATAATCTTACTCGCTTCAGAGAACATACCAAGCACTTTGTTACGCCAAACTGACTTGTCCACTAATGGTAGTAAGTTAGTCACTGCTTCAACTCCACAAGAAGAATCGTACTCGAAATGACTGAACAAAGGATATTCTTTGACTGCTCCACGATGAAAGCTATTCTTCTCAATCTCAAAGCCTATCGCAAACTTTGACTCAAACTCGCCCTCATCATTGGTAAAGGTAGTCAAGTCACGTGTAGCTCTAGGTAAATGAGTCAAGTCACGCTCAAACTCAGTCTTGTTTAGCTTTCTGAATGGTAGACCGATTCTACTCGCTTCGTGGTAGCGTAGCATTCGACCTCTGTTCGAATTGCCCTCAGCTACATAATTAATTCCTTGTATCATAACTATTTGATTAATTTGGTTAAGACTCAAGTCCGTCCGTTTGAACGGACTCAAGTTTCGTCTATTGAAGACTCATCAGTTAACCTATGAATTTAGTGATGTTCTCATCTCATTGAACGATGCAGTAACCATTGGAGGAATTTTATCCTCATCGCCACTGATATGAATTTGTCCGTCAGCAGTCAAACGCATAGAAACACCTTTGCCGTCATCGAATATATCACCTTTGATAGCGAATGTCATCAGAGTAGTAGATGTAGATTCAACCTCAGCATCATCGCCATCAGTCTCAATTGCTTTGGCATATTTGAGTAGATTCTTGATGCTTCTCGGAGCAGTCTTATCATCTTGGCTTTCTAGCTTCGTACACTCACGTTTGTACTTGGTGATAACTTCACTAGACTCCTCTCGTAGCTTACCAACCTTAACCATGTCGTAAAAGAATGATTTGTTGTAACCGAATATTTGCTTGTGAAATTCTTCGGTAGTCATCACTATGCCAACATAGTCCATCTGTTGCTTACATTCGTCTGATTTGAAATACTCGAAAGTTTTGTAAATCTTGTGAGCTAACTTGATTTGCTTGTCAAACGTCTTCTTCTCTGAGTCTTGTAACTCAGTTACTAGCGTCAATGCACCATTGAACTCACTACAATTGTTTCCTAACAATTCTTCGAAAATTGGATTAATTTGTCTCATAATTACTTGATTTTTAGTTATTTAAGTTAAATTACCGGAGTACGTTTCTCGGACTCACATTACAAATATAGTTTAATTCTCGTACAATACAATAACTAAACGCATTTATTTTCATTTTTTTTACATCTCTTGTCTAATCTCAGTATATACTTGGGCTTTGGACGGAACAAATCCCCAAGAAAAGTTTAGTGTGGTTTGGATTGGGTAGAGGCATTCTGCTTTCTCTCTGCATCTCGAATCTCTGAGAGCCTTTGTCAGCAAAGGTATGCAGTCCGTTTGGACGGACGAATTTGGCGAATGAGTACGAACGCACAACAGCGATGCACCTACGACAAACCTACGGCAGTACTGCGATAGAGACGGACGCAAACCTACGGACGGATAGCCTCAGCAAAACGGCAAAAAATCGAGACGGACAGACGAAAATGACACCCCCACCCCTCAGCAAAAAATCGGTTTCTGCCGGGCACACACAGGCGTGCGGGCGGGGGGAACCTCCAACCCCTATATATCTAATTTTTTTTATACCTTTACCCTGTGTATGAAATAGAAATACAAAATAGAATCAAGATAGGTTTTTGTTTAGGCTTTGCTTATTTTAGTTCTGATGAGCAGTATGATTACTCTGAGTTTATTTTATACTTAGGACTTATTAGTGTGCATTATAAAAATTACGTTGACGATATTTAAGGTTCATTGTGTTTGATGAGAGGTGAATGGGTAGTGACGTTCACTTCAAAGAAGAGGGTTAATCCCTCTTTTTTTGTTTTATATGTTTATTATTGACATATACTATGTTGTTTTAATGTTGTTTTTTTTACTCTAACTAATTGATTATCAGTACTAATGTTAATAATGTTGATTTTATTTCTATTTTATAGTAAATAAAAAAATATATAAAGGGATAATATATATATATATAGTAGGGGAGGAAAAAAGCGTCATTCTAACATTTTGGAATAAAATAAAATATACTATCTTTGCGTAAATCAAATTTAATATACAATGAATCCAAAAGAATTACACTTTGCTGATGAGGGTAGAGAAAAACTTTTCAGCGGACTAGAAAAAATTACTAACGCAGTAAAGAGCACTCTCGGTCCTAGAGGTAACACAGTGCTAATTGAATCAGAAAATCATACTCATGGAATCACCGTTACTAAAGATGGTGTTACAGTTGCTAAGTCTATTAGCTTGCTTGACTCTGTGGAAAATCTTGCAGTGCGTATTGTAAAGGAAGCTTCGGAAAAGACAGCGACTAATGCCGGTGATGGTACTACTACTGCAATCGTATTATCGCAAGCTTTATCTCTTGCGGGTAATGAGATGATAAAGTCGGGCATGAATAAAACTTTAGTTCTTAGAGAGCTAGTTGAAGCGACAAAGGTTGTAGTGGAAAATCTTAAAAAGATGAGTAAGCCTGTTGATGATAATAAGCTTGAGGATGTTGCTACCATTTCTGCTAACAATGATTCTTATATAGGTAATATAATATCTAAAGTATATAATTCAGTAGGTACAGATGGAATTGTTACGGTTGAAAATTCTCAGTCTTCTGAAACATATTTTGAGGTTACTAACGGTATTAAGGTTGACCGTGGTTACTCTAGTAACTTGTTTATCAATAATCACAAAAAGGATGAGTGTATTTATGAAGATGTAAATATTCTTGTTAGTGATGCTGAGATAACAAATGTATTACAGATTGAAAATATTTTAAAACCAATTATTAATAAGGGTGAAAAGTTATTGATTATAGCTAACGCATCTTCTAATGTATTAAACACTCTTGCTGCTAATGTTATGAAGAACGGTTTGAAGATATGTGTTATATCACCACCGAGTTTTGGTTACAAGCAACATGAGTTGATGAATGATATTGCATTATCTGTTGGTGCTACATATTTTTCTGAAAAGACAGGTGACGACCTTAGCCTTATACTGCCTAAAGATTTAGGTAAGGCTAAAAAAATTATAGTAGGTAAAGATTCATCTATTATTATTAAAGATGAAGATGTAGTATCTAAAGATGATATTGATAAGCGAGTATCTGAGCTTCGTGATGCACATGACATAACTGATAAAAAAGCTGACCGTGAGTTTATACTATCACGTATAGCTTCTTTGACAGGAGGTGTAGGTGTTATATATGCAGGAGGTAAAACTGACCTAGAGCAAAAAGAACTGTATGACCGTATTGATGATGCTGTATGTGCTGTTCGTTCTGCTACTGTTGAGGGTATACTTCCGGGAGGAGGAGTAGCTCTTGAAAATATATCACGTAAATTAGTTCTAAAAGATAATTGGTCTGATGAGAAGAAGTGTGCGTATGAGATACTTAAAGTGTCTTTACTATCACCTATTGTAACAATACTTGAAAATGCAGGACTAAATTATAATTCAATATACTCTGATGATTTTTCAAAGGGTTGGGGTTATGATGTAAAAAATGATAAATATGGTAATATGATGAAGATGGGTATTATTGACCCAATGAAAGTTACTAAGAACGCTCTTCAAAATGCTGTGTCAGTTGCTGTCACACTGCTTAGCACTAATGCTATTATTACCATGATGAGAAGTAATGGAAAATAAATCTAAGAAGCCACCAAAGGGTAGCGTTAAGTTTAACATATCCTTGTCTGAGGAGCAAAAAAGAGCTAAGGAGCAAATGATAAAACATCCTTATAGCTTTGTTGTAGGTAAGGCAGGGTCAGGTAAAACATTGCTTGCTGTTCAGGTGGCTTTAGATATGTTCTTTAAAAGACAGTATAACAAGATAATTATTACAAGACCAACTGTTGCGACTGAAGACAATGGGTTTTTACCCGGTACTGAAAAAGAAAAGCTAGAACCTTGGCTTGTACCTATCATGTCTAATATGCGTAAGGTCTATAACAAGCCTGATAAGATAGCCAAGATGGTGGAGCAAGAGGAAATTGAGCTAGTCTCTCTTGCCCACTTTCGAGGCAGAACATTTGACGGTGCTGTAGTTATAGTAGATGAGTTTCAAAACTTAACTAAGGCACAATTAAGAATGGCTTTAGGTAGGTTGGGTAAAGACTCTATAATGATATTCTGTGGAGACAATCAGCAGATTGATTTATCTACGGAGCTTAACTCAGCAATTGACGATGTTCATAAAATAAAAGGTAGCGACTATGTGTTTAAAGTTATACTAGAAGACAATCATAGAAACAAAGCTATAGACGATGTATTAAAACTTTTAACAGGATACTAAATGAAACCAATAGGAAAATATATTGTAATCAATGAAATTAAAGAAGAGGTAAAAACACAATCAGGTATTTTACTTTCAGGAGATGACGTTGATAAGATAAGATACAAAAAAGGTACTGTTGTTAAACCCGGTACTGAGGTAACAAAAATAAATGAAGGTGATGTAATATATTACGACACAAGAGCAGGTTACTCTATGTTTATAGAAGACGTGCAGTATACGATTATTCGTGAGAACGATGTCGTTGTTGTCTTATAGAAGCGTTCATTTCTTTTATAAAATTTCGGTACACCTTATCGGTGTACTTGACATTCTTAGCGAACATAGGGTTTGCTGATAGGCTAGTGGGGATTTCTTCCCCACTTAGTTTTTTATATATAGAGGTGCACACCCTTTTAGCTTTATAGGACAACACATATATTGCACGTGTAGGACCACATCTTTTTCTAAAGACTTCTATCCATCCATCTCTTAGTAGTTTATCAAACCTATTTTCATTCCAACTAAGCAGCTCGTTAAACTCTTCAAACTTTGCTTTGTCAAAATATCCTTCTGACTTTAAAAACAATATTACATCTAGTTCAGCTTGTGATAAACCATATTTAGCTTTGATAAAATATCGGATGACTCTCCAATATTTAAGATAGTCGTTATTCATTTGATTAGATTTATGATTACAAAGTTATAATTTTTTTTAGTTATCTTTGTAAAAATTTATAATATGAAATCAAAAGGACTCGGAGACACGATAGAAAAATTTACTAAAGCAACAGGTATTAAAAAAGTTGTTGACAAAGTGTCTAAAGCTACAGGTAAAGATTGTGGTTGCGGTCAAAGAAAAGATACACTAAACAGAATTTTTCCATATAAACAAAATAAATAATGGCTACTCAAAAATTACAAGCAAGCAGATTACTTAAGGTTATACCAAGCAACACTGTAGATATACCTAACCCGGCTGCTGTTGCTCAGTCAGGAACAACAACTGCAGGAACTACAAATAAGTTAACTGATTCAAGTGGTGACTTTGTAAATAAAGGTGTAAAGGTTGGTGATATTATATACGCTGATGGAGCAGCACCAAGAGCTGTAAAAGTTACTGCAGTAGATAGTGCTACCGTTCTTAGTGTAACTACAACTGTACCTAGTTCATATACATATGTTATATACTCAACAGTTGATAATCCTCCAATGGGTTGTGCATTGTATTGTGGTGGAACAGGAGATATATCAGTTACTACTATAAGTGGTGATACTGTTGTTTTAAGTGGTGTGCCTACAGGTTTATTTGTTCCTATAAATGATATAAAAAGAATAAATTCAACTGACACTACTGCTACTAACCTAGTAGCTCTTTGGTAAGTTATGTTAAATATTATAGGTAATATAATATTAAGTGCAACATCTGCAGTAGCAACTGTTGTGTCTCAAGTTGTACTTGAAAATCTAAGATTTTGGCTTCCTTTTGAAAGAACTGAAAAACAAGATAAAGAGCTAGTTACTAATGGCGATTTTTCTAGTGAAGGCAATTGGGTTTATAATGGGTCTCAAGGTTATAGTATATCTAACGGAACTCTTAGTTATGATGGTTCAGGAGCTCAATATAGAAGAGGATTACAAAACTTAAAAACAAAAGTTGGTGCTCAGTATGAGTTAACTATTACAATAGATAGTATAAGCAACAGTACTTTAAACTTTGGATTTGGAAGTAAAAATGTTGGTAGTTTTTCGGGAACTATTCAACAAAGTTTTTCTTCTGTTGGTACTCATAAAAGAATTATGACCGCTACTTCTGATGAGCACTCTGTAGTTATTCAAAATAATAATGCTACTCAAACTTTTTCAGTTAGTAATGTGTCAGTAAAAGAAATAACTCAGGTTGTACCTGATGCTTCAAGAGGTTTGACTGAAAATGTTGGCTCTGAATTAAATGATGGAACGTGGAATGCTAATGGTGGTTGGAGTGTATCAAATGGTGTAGCTACTAATGACGGTACAGGAAGTACTCTTACAAATGACATCCTTACTATAGGTAAGGTTTATAGAATGACTGTAAAGTTTTCAAGCTATACCTCAGGTGATTTTAGTATGTTTCTTGGCGTAAACTCAGAATCTTTTAATTTTAATGGAACAGATGAATTTACTTTTACTGCTCAATGTACAGGTGATACTGATGCAAGAATAAAATCTAAGAATACAGGTGTTGGTTCTATTAATATTAGTGACATTTCAATAAAAGAATTAACGTACAGTGATATAGGTCCAATAAAAAATCCTGCAACTTCTTTTACAGGTAAAGCACTTGATTTTGATGGTGTAAACGACCAACTCTATAATACATCAAGTTTTCCAATAGATATTGCTTCAGGAAGTTGGACTGTAGCTGCTTGGTTTAACACTAATGATGTAACTCAAGAACAATCTATATTTAATAATGGAATAGATAGTGATAATAGGTTTGGAATATCTATAAAAGGAACTAAGCTTGTAGTCAATAAATATGATAGTGTAAATGGTTATGTTAATGTAAGACCTATTAAAAGTGGTGTGTCTACTCTTACAAAACAAACTTGGCAAAGAATTGTAGCTGTTATTGTTGACGGTAATATGACTGTATATTTAGATGGTGAACCCGGTCAAGAGTCAACAACTATAGCTCCATACAGATTTAATGTTGGTTTTGCAATAGGAGCTACAGGAAGTACTAATGCAGCTAACGCAAAACATTTTGATGGTAAGATTGCAGATGTACAAGTTTATAATGCAGCTTGGACTGCTGAAGATGCCTTATATGATTATCAAAATCCTAATCATCTTGTTTTAGATAATCCTAATACTAATATATTACCAAATAATTTACGAGGATATTTTCCATTAAATGAAGGTAGCGGGAGTCTTGCTATTAACAGTGGTTATAATGAAGAATTATCAATAGTAGATGAAAATCTTACAAATACTTTTGAAAATCATCAAAATAGATTTGGTTTAACTATTGTTCCAAATTTAATCGCTGTATTTCCTGATACTCAAAATAATCAATTTAGAATAGCAAAGAAAAAATCTACTGCACCATCACTAGATGTAGGAGAAAAATATTTAATTTCATTTAGATATACTGTTAATGGAGGTGGCTCAATAGAATTTAAAACTGATAATACTGAAATTTCACTTACCCCTGCATCAGATACTACAAATCAAACAATTAATGAAATTATCATAGAATCAGGTTCAGGAAATTATAATTTTACTTTTGGTCCAACAACTTCAGCTGTAATAGGAAATATTGAAATTCAAAATGTTGTTGATAGAGATACCGAAATTAGTGGTGCGGTATATAATAATGCTCAGTCTATGATACCTCAATTAGGTATGATGGACTATACTTATAATGCTGAAAATTTAATTCTTCATAATGAAAACTTTAATGCAACAGGTTGGAGTAAAAATGGGTCACTTGTTGAAGAATATATAAAAGATTTACCTCCGGGAGTGAGTAGTGCTTGGAAAGTAACTGCAACAAATTTTTCTACAAATCATTTGGTTAGAACTCAAAATAATAATTTAAATGTTGATGCAAATGGTAAAGCTAAAGGTATTTGGGCTAAAACAGTTAGTGGTTCAGGTAAAGTAGCTTTAAATACTTATTTTGGTTATTGGGGAGGTGCAGGTTCAACTACTCTTCCTACTGTTACAAATGAGTGGCAATTTTTTCAAATACCTACAACGAGTTCTAATACTCATTATTATGCAGTAGACTTTAGACATCCTGATAATTCATTAACTGAAGTAATTATTGCGGGTGCTCACATGACTAGTACTGATGCTAACACAAATATATTAAAACCTTATATAAGAGCTACTAGTTCTCACCCTTCAGGTGCAAGTATTATACAAGACCCAAAATATAAAGGTAAGGATAGTTTTGATAATTCTATAAGACTTAGAGAGCATTCATTTAATTTAGACGGAACAGGTTATGCTCATGTAGCTGAGTCTACTAGTTTAAATATAGGAAGTGGTCCTTTCACATTAGAAGCTTGGGTTAAAGCTGAGTTTATAAATACAGGTAGTAGTGTTAATGTTATATGGGTTCTTGATGGTAGTGAAAGTGTTACTGCAGGAGGTAATGTTGGATTAGTAACATTTGACTCAAATAAAATAGGTGCTTATGTTTCAGGTGTAGTAGTAGATTCACTTACAACATTTGTTAAAGGACAATGGTATCATGTTGCTCTTGTAAGAACTCCAAGTGGTATTTCAAGTTTATACATTAATGGAGATTTAGCAGCTATACCAAGCTCAGCTTCTGCTGTAAATTTAAATACAGCTCAACCTAAAATAGGTATTGATAACACTTCAACAAGACATTATAAACAGTTAATAGATGATGTTCGTCTTTATAATAGACTTTTAACTGCAGATGAAATAGAACAAAATTATCTAGCAGGTTTAGATACACATACAATTGGTTCATCATTTAGTGATGACTTCTCATCAGATTATGGAAATTAAAAATAGATAAAATGGCAAAAGGAGATTACACAAATTCGTCAACAAGAAACGCATACAAAACTAAAGTAAGACAACAAACTCTTACTAAGGTTGTAGTAGACTCAACTGAAAAAAGAACAAGAGCAGAACTTCTTGATATGGTAGAAGAGCTTTTTGAAACTACAGGAGAAAAGTCTATTACTGCTGAAACACTAAGAGCTTTTTGTCACATACTTTTAAAGTCTGTTCAAAATACATCAGATGATGATGTTGTTGCAGATAGCCTAAGTTCAACTGCATCAGGCTTGTCTTTACCATTATCAGACCCTACAGTATCAGGTCAATTATGGAATGATAGAGGTTATATAAAAGTTTCAAGAGGATAGTTATGAGAGGAAACGTATATATCAGTTTAAATGAGTCGACTTATGAAGGCTCAATTCCAACAGAGTTAGTAAATAAATATGGAATCCCTGTGTTTGATGATGAAGGTGTTGAAACAGGTAAAACTACACCTACATTTAGAGAATTAGGTGAAATTAATAAATCTCTTTTTGGAGCTGTAGTAACAGTTACTGTTGATAGTGTAAATTATTATGTTATGGAGTTAGAAGCAAGTTGGACATCTTCAGAGGTCTCTGCTTTAATAGCGTTAGGTTCGGGTCTTAGTAGTCCTAATAATACCTTAATGACAAATAAAGAAGCAATTGCTTTTATTAACGCAAACATACCTGAAGAAGAATTATAGTATGTGGGTAACAACTGCAACATTTCCTCCTTGTAAAATAATCTATAAAGTAGTTAAGGATGATAAGTAAAAAACAAAAGAGTGCTGCACTAAAACGTGCAGGAGTAAGTGGCTTAAACAAGCCAAAAAGAACTCCTAGCCATAAAACAAAGTCACACGTTGTTGTAACAAACTGTAAAGGTAAGTTAAAAACTATACGTTTTGGTCAGCAAGGTAAAAAAGTAGGTACAGTTTCAGGAACAGCAGGTGCACCTAGAAAAGGTGAAAGTGCTAGAATGAAAGCTAAAAGAAAATCATTTAAAGCAAGGCACGCAAAAAACATTAAAAAAGGAAGATGTTCAGCAGCCTATTGGGCTGATAAAGTTAAATGGTAAAATGAAAAAAGTACTATTATTTATATGCCTGCTGATAGCAGGTATTTCTTATTCTCAAGATACTATTATAGATTGTTTTGGAACACCTTCACCGCAAGATTGGATAGGTGATGGGTTTTGTGATAACGGTTCTTATACATGGAATGGAACTCCTATAGATTTTAATTGTGAAGAGTTTGGTTATGACGCAGGAGACTGTGAAATTCCAATAGACGAATCTGCAGTGCTTGGTTGTACAGATATAGAATCACCAAATTTTAATCCTTGGGCTACCTTAGATGATGGTAGTTGTGTTGTTTCTGAATGTTCTTCAGGGTTTTCATTAATTAAAATAGAACTTACTTTAGACCAATTCCCTAGTGAAACAGGTCTTATTGTAACTGATATATCTAATGGTGAATATATAGAAAACATTCCTGCAGGAACATTTAATTATAATCAATCAAATCAAACTATTGTATATGATATTTGTGTACCTGAAACGGGTGTTGAAATTATTCTTAGCGACACATATGGTGATGGACTTGCAGGCTCTTTGTATAATGGTGGTTCTGATGGAGACCTTATCATATATGGTGACTACCCTTGTGGTAATGGTCCTGATGTATTTTTTGACTTAGACACAGCTAATTTTGGAAATGCTGTTTATTCAGGACCTTTATGGATACCTGCTTGTGGCGTTGAAGCTATACCGGGTTGTTTAGATGCAGATTATATTGAGTTTAACCCTAGTGCTAATATAGATGATGGTAGCTGTGAAACATTACACACTTTAGGTTGTATAAATCCTAATGCTTTTAATTACAACCCACAAGCTACTCTTAATGAAATAGTACCTCAGTGTGAATATACTTTAGTATTAGAAGATGATGGTGGTGATGGTTGGGGTAGTTCCTATATAGGTATCTCTCAAGGTAATGATATAATAGGTGAGTTTAGTGTTGAGCCCGGATTATATCAAAAAGAATTTACTCTTCAATTACACACAGACCAACCAATAAAAGTATTTTACTTTCAAGTAGTAGGACCTCAACAGCCTATTCAAGAAGCTAGTTTTCAAACTATGCACAATTCATTTAGACTTATAAACTCAAATGATGATGTAACGCTACAGGGTGGTGTGTTTCCATTTTCTTTTAATGGACAAGGAGCACTTCAACCATATGGTCCACCTTTTTGGACTATATATGAAGCAATGCCTTTTTGTGGTGATTATTGTATACCTACGGTTTATGGTTGTTTAGATGAACAATCTCTTAATTACGATTCTTTAGCAAATACAGATGATGCTAGTTGTATTGAAATAGTAGAAGGTTGCACTTCACCCTTCGCATTTAATTATGACTCACTTGCTAATGTAGATAACGGTAGTTGTGTAGCAGTAGTTGTTGGCTGTATGGATGAAATAGCATGGAACTATAACTTTGCTGCTAATACAGAAGATGGGTCTTGTTTATATTTTGGATGTATGGATACTTTAGCTGATAACTATGACCCTATAGCAAATGTAGATAACGGTTCTTGTTTTATTACGGTGTTAGGGTGTACAGACCCTGAAGCTTTTAATTATAATGAAGAAGCTAATACAGAAGATTTTAGTTGTATACCATTTATATATGGTTGTATGGATAGCACAGCATTTAATTATAACCCATTAGCTAATTCAGAAGATGAGTGCGAATTAATTATTGAAGGCTGTATGGATGCAAGTGCATATAATTATGATGTTTTTGCTAATACAGAATCTGAATGTTTGTATGATGCAGGTTGTGTAGGAGAGCCGGGTGACCCTTATTGGTTAAATGATACTTGTTATGCTTGGGTTATTATGGTAGACCCTTATTGTTGTAATACAAATTGGGATGACAAATGTCAACAGTTATATTGGAGTTGTTCAGATGATAGTCCTTTAGATACAAGAGATTTACTTAGAGGACATAATATAGTTATGTACCCTAATCCTATGAGTGACGTGTTAAATATACTAACAAATGGTCCTGTAGATATAGAAGTATATGATGTGTCAGGTAAGCTTATAATACAAGTTAAAGAAAATCATACTACAAAAGGTTTAAATCAATTAGATGTAAGCTTGTTGCCTGCAGGTGTATATAATTTTAGTGTAACATATGATGGTAATACAAGTACTACAAAAGTATTAAAGAGATGAGAAGAATACTATTAATATTATTATTTATCCCTTTTTTAACAAGTGCTCAGGGATTACACAAAATATTTAAATACTCTACTATTTATGCCGCAGTTAATGGTGGTACGTCATTAGGTGATAATCAAATATGGTCTGTAACTACAGGTTCTTTGCAAGAGCAAACAATAGAAACGCCTTTTGATTATACTTTTTCTGTAGGTATAAGAAAAATAAAAAGATTTGGTTATGAAAATAGAGCTCTTACTTTTTATAATGGTACAGAAAATTCTTATTCTGATGCCGCAACCATTGGTAGAGTGGATGGTTTTGAATATTTATTTGAAGCTGATTTTGTAAGAAGATTAGGTATAAACTATACTAATCAACATCATTTTGTTAGATACGTTGCTGACAAGTGGGTTAGTAAAATAGAATATTTAGAAGATGGTTTTGCTGATATAAAATACTTTGAAGCGTCTGAAAGATTTAGATTAAAAGTAAGGGATGGCAAGCTTTCGTTTAACGGGGGTTTAGTGCAAAGACTTGCCGAACCTTACGGATTTGACCCTCTTGAAGATTGGGTACTTGATAATGGAACTTTACACTATACATACCTTGCACTTCAAGAAGGATACAACATAACCCTAGGGGGAGAATATTTTTCACCTGACGGAGAGCTTGTAGCTAACAGTCAAGAAGTATGGGAAGAGGTTGTTATACCTCAAGTTATAAATAATTATGTAGAAAAACAAAGAAACTCTTTATCAAATATTGTTGAGTATTCTTTTGTTTTAGGTTTAGACTATTATCATTTTACAAAAGACTTTTGGTTTCACACTTGGGGAAACATTATGCCATACCACGTAGATACTGATAATTTATACTCATATCATAAATATAATAATGGTCAATGGATTGACTATTCTGTAGGTTTAATTTATGGTTATAAGTTTAATAAAAGTTTAGGTATATTTGTAGAAGGAAGATACAATAAGTATTGGAATAGAAAATGGCACAACTTTAGTGTTGGACTTAATTATGTAATATTTTAAAAATGGCAAAAGAATTAAGCGAAGAAACGTCTTTTAATATAAGTTTAAAAACATTAGCAGGTATTGCTGCACTTATATTTACATTAGTAGGTATGTGGTTTACACTTCAAAACGATATAGCAGATGCTAAAGAGTTGCCATTACCTCCTGACCCTGAGATTACTCGTATGGAGTATGACATGAAAGACCAACTTATACGTCAAACTATTATGACTACTCAAGAAGATGTAAAGGAAATTAAAGACCATATGTTAAGAATGGAGAGTAAGATTGATAACTTAAAATAGTAATATGAGAATATTATTAATACTTTTTTTAACACCTTTTTTAAGCTATTCACAAGACTTTCCTGATGGAATGGTTGCTGTTGAGTTTAATGCAAGTTTTAATAAATCTAATGAAGTAGCTTGGCTGTCTAAACTTACAGACTGTGAAACACAGAGAGTAGATATAGCTGCAGATTCAAGGTGGTCTAAAGAATATAAAATAGTAGTTGTGCCTACTATTGTTATATTTAACAACAATGAAGAGGTAAAAAGATTTCAAGCAAATATAATGATGACTATGGAAGCTACTAAGAGTGAAGTTCAAAACTCTATAGATGAAATAGTTATGGAAGCATTTTAAATAAATAAAAATGAAGTTAAGTAAAAACTTTACTCGTGCTGAAATAGAGCACAGTAATACAGCAAAAAGATTAGATATTAGCAATGAAATGTCTGATGAACACTTGGAAAATATGCAAAGGGTTATTGATAATCTCATACAACCTATGCGGGACGCTATTGGTCCTATTCGTGTTACTAGTGGTTATCGCAGCCCAAAACTTAATAAGGCTATTGGGGGAAGTAGTCGCTCGCAACATTGCAAAGGTGAGGCTTTGGACCTTCAATTTTGGAAGGAAGGAAAAATGAATAACAAAGTTATTTATGATTGGGTTATAGATTCAGGTATAGAATTTGACCAAATGATAAATGAATTTGATTACGCTTGGATTCATATATCATTAAAGTCAAAAGAAAATAGAAAAGAAATTCTTGAAGCGTATAAAAACGAAAAAGGAAAAACAAAATATAAATATGTTTAAAAATATAATAAGTAAATTAGTTGGTCAAGCTTCAACTATTATAGATGAGGTTGTAACAACTGATGAAGAAAGATTAGCTCTTAAAAATAAATTAGAGCAACTAGGAAAAGAACACGAGCAAGAAATTTTTAGATTAGAGGTAGAGGATAGAAAAAGTGCTAGAACAATGTTTAGTGATGATAGTATTATACAAAAACTATTGGCTATAATATTTACTTGTGCTTATTTTTTTATTTCTTACTTTATGTTTAAGTATTTTGTAATGAATACTTTGGAGTTGTCAGACTATGAGATAGGTTTTATATCTACAGTGTTTGGTGCTATGTCAAGTAAGGTTAATACTATTATTGACTTTTTCTTTGGAGGTTCGTCTAAAAAATAATTTATTATCTTTGCAATAACAAAAAAAGAAACTTATGCCTAAGATTAGTTCATATAGAACAGCCACTCCTGCCCTTACAGATAAACTTATAGGTTCAGATGCTAATAGTACTCCAACTAACGCAACTAAAAATTTTACAGTAGAAAGCGTTACTGAAATTACTAAAAATACAATACTACCTGAAACAACAACAGAAACACCGGTACTTACAGATAAAGTATTTGGAAGTAATGATTCAGGTAATCCACGTACAGCAAATAGAAATTTTACACTTGAAGGTGTTAGGGATACAATAATACCTCAAACAACAGCAGGGTTAGCTACATTATCAGATAGATTATTTGCTGCTAATCCATCAGAAGCTAATCCAAGAATTGCAGACCGAACTTTTACTATTGATAGCGTTAAAAATGCAATATTACCTGTAACAGGACTTCAAGCTCCTGCATTTACAGATAAAATATTTGCAACTGATGTAGCTAGTCCACGAGTTCCAAATCAACATTTTACTTTACAAGGTGTTAAAGATTTAATAGCACCATGCAGTCTTATTCTTAATTCAGCAAGTACTGTTGACCAAGAATTAAGTGCGGCTAATACAAAAACATTGGTTGCATTTGGTTCTGCAGTAGACACTAATTTTGTTCAATTAAACGTAACAGGTGATGTTATTATTAAATTGGCAGGAAGTTATTCAGTTAGAGTAGCTATAAATTGCGGGTGTAACGGTATTACATCTCAAATAAACCGTCACATAGATTATTATTTTTCAGTAGATAAAGATGGAACTCAAGCTTTTCAAACTGCTCAAAATACTGTATATTTTGATAGGGGTGATACTGACCCTGCACAAACATTAATAGCAGAATATCCATTTTATAATATTGCTGCAAATACTACTCTTCAGTTTTATTGGTCGGGTAGTTATTATAGTCCTGCTGTTAATCCGGGTATATTTAAAACAGCTTTAGTTAACAGACCTACAGGAACTACAGGTATGTTAGGTGTTCCTTCAGCACATATACAAATAACTAGACTAAGTGCATAATTAGTGGATATTAGAAAAATATCAATAGGTGCTGATTACAAAGGAAGTGCTATGCACTATATTGTAGGTCAAAGTATTTTAAATGGAAACTATAAAATTCATTTAATACGGCAAGAGCATGATTCTTCTGTAAGAATATGGATTATAAAAAATGATGAGATTGTTCTTTGGAAAGAGTTCAATCATAACATACCAATTTCAATAGAATATAATATAAATTTTTAAAATGAGTAAAGACCAAAAGGAAGCTCTTAAAGAACTTAAAAGAGCTGATGAGGCAAGAGACAACACCTTTGACTCTTGGATTGTAGACTTAGAAGAAGAAGAAGAAAATTCTGAAGATTCTGAGTCGTAATGAAATCTCCATATAGTTTTATAGTAGAACCTTTACAAGGTAAAAGGTATACAAACACAAAGTCAATAGGTGGTATTGAGTTTGTTGTAAGTACTTCTGAAGAAGACCATAAGTTTTCTAACAGAGAAGCTGTTGTAGTAGAAACTCCAATAAATTATTCAGGACCTATTAGTAAAGGAGATATTCTTTTAGTTCATCACAATGTTTTTAAATTTTATAATGATATGAAAGGAAGAAGACAAAGTGGTAAAAGTTACTTTAAGGATAATTTATTTTTTATAGATGAAGGTCAATTTTTTTTATACAAAAAAGATAATGATTGGATTACTTTTGATAAGTATTGTTTTGTAAAACCTATTGAAAAAAAAGAAAGCTTTCTTTCTAAAAGTGGTAGGTATGAGCCTTTAACGGGAGAAATAGTTTATCCTAATGATTATTTAAAATCTCAAGGAATAAAGTCAGGTGATACAGTAATATTTCAACCTGATAGTGAATACGAGTTTTATGTAGATGGTCAAGTTTTATATAGAATGTATGACAGTAATATAACAATTAAAATGTCATGAGTTCATCTAAAGAATTAAGAGAAGAAATAATAAAAGCAGGTCGTAGAGCTGTATCTCAACTTATAAAAGTTGCTAAGGAAGAAATAATAAAACCTGACCCTGAAGATGAATTAGCGGCAGATAGATTAAAAAATGCTGCAGCAACAAAAAAGCTTGCAATATTTGATGCTTTTGAAATATTAAAGCGTATTGATTTAGAAGAAGAAAATCTTTTAATAGAATCAAAGGGTCGAAATAAAACAGACACTAAACAAGGATTTGCAGAACGAAGGTCAAAATAAACTTTATAGAGTAATACCTGAATATATACCGAATCGACCTCTTACTAAAAAAAATAATAATAAGAGTTGGATGTATGGATATAATCAGGAGTATGACTTTGTTAACATATCTAAAACCGGTCAAGTAGGTGAAATTGTAGAAATATCAGGTTTAAAGATAGGGCTACCATTAAAACCCAAAAATGTTCATAAACGTAGTGATATAAAAAAAGAGCAGTATTGGGAAAGAAAAATTTATCCAAAAGAACTTAGTAAAATAAATTCAATATTTCAATGGAATGAGATGCCGTCTTCGTTTAAAGATAGATGGGTTGATTATGTTGAAAATGAATTTGATAGAAGAGAAGATGGTTATTGGTTTATGAACTGTGGCGACCCTGTTTATATAACCGGCTCTCATTATATGTATCTTCAATGGACTTCAATTGACGTTGGTTATCCCGACTACCGTGAAGCTAATAGAATCTTTTTTATTTTTTGGGAAGCTTGTAAAGCTGATAAAAGGTCTTTTGGAATGACCTACTTAAAGATAAGACGTTCAGGTTTTTCTTTTATGGGTTCATCAGAAGCGGTAAATACAGGTACATTAGCACGTGACTCAAGAGTAGGTATACTATCTAAAACAGGTAGTGATGCTAAGAAAATGTTTACAGATAAAGTAGTACCTATAAATAGTAGACTACCTTTCTTTTTTAAACCTATTATGGATGGTATGGATAAACCTAAAACTGAATTAGCTTTTAGGATTCCTGCATCCAAGATTACAAAAAAGAATATGTATGAAAATGATTCGGAAGAGCTTGAAGGTCTTGATACTACAATAGATTGGAAAAACACAGATGACAACTCTTATGATGGTGAAAAACTTTTATTATTAGTTCACGATGAAAGTGGTAAGTGGATAAAGCCTAACAATATATTAAACAATTGGAGGGTTACTAAAACTTGTTTAAGATTAGGTAGTAAGATTATAGGTAAATGTATGATGGGGTCTACCTCTAACGCATTAAGTAAGGGTGGTAGTAATTTTAAAAAGCTATACGAAGATTCAAATGTTTTAGAAAGAAACTCTAATGGTCAGACTAAAAGTGGTATGTATGCCTTGTTTATTCCTATGGAATGGAATATGGAAGGATTTATTGATAGGTATGGGTTACCTGTATTTAAAAAGCCATCTAAACCTTTATTAGGTGTTGATAATGAAATGATTTATAATGGTGCTGTTGACTATTGGGAAGCTGAGGTAGAGTCGTTAAAAAACGATGCTGATGCTTTGAATGAATTTTATAGACAATTTCCTAGAACAGAGTCTCACGCATTTAGAGATGAAAGTAAACAAGCATTATTTAACTTAACAAAAATATACCAACAAATAGATTACAATGACTCTTTAATATTGGAGCGTCATGTTACAAGAGGTTCTTTTCATTGGAAGAATGGACAAAAAGATACTGAAGTTGTTTTTAGCCCTGATAAGAGAGGTAGGTTTTTAATTAGTTGGATGCCAAATAAAAATTTACAAAACAAGTTTATTTCTAAAAGAGGTATGAAGTACCCGGCAAATGAACATATAGGTTCTTTTGGTTGTGACTCTTATGATATATCAGGTACTGTAGGAGGTAAAGGTTCTAATGGTGCTCTTCACGGTCTCACAAAATTTAATATGGATGAAGCTCCTAGTAATGAGTTTTTCTTAGAATATATAGCAAGACCTCAGACGGCAGAAATATTTTTTGAAGATGTTCTTATGGCTTGCGTGTTTTATGGAATGCCTCTTCTTTGTGAGAACAATAAACCTAGATTACTTTATCATTTTAAAAATAGAGGTTATAGGGGTTACTCTATGAATAGACCTGACAAGGTGTATAACAAGCTCTCTAAGACAGAAAAAGAGTTAGGCGGTATACCTAACTCATCTGAAGATGTAAAACAAGCACACGCTGCAGCTATAGAGTCTTACATAGAAAAATATGTAGGCATTGATTTAAGTGGTACATATAGAGATTCTGATGATATGGGTAGTATGCCATTTATGAGAACGCTAGAAGATTGGGCAAAATTTGATATTACAAATAGAACAAAGTTTGATGCTTCTATTAGTTCAGGTTTAGCTATTATGGCTAATCAGAAGCAGTTATATCAACCCGAACAAAAACAGTCAAAAATAAGTGTTACCTTTGCAAGATACAACAACAAAGGTTCAATAAGTGAATTAATATAATAAATGAAAGAGGTAAATGTTAACATATCACCTTCAGGATTTCCAAGTCAATTTGTTTCTGATTCTGAAAAAGCTACAAAAGAGTTTGGGCTTCAGATAGGTCAGGCTATTCAATACGAGTGGTTTAAAAGAGATGGTGGTTCTTGTAGGTATTACGACCAATTTAGAGATTTTCATAGGTTACGATTATATGCTCGTGGAGAGCAATCAATTGGCAAGTATAAGAATGAGCTTGCAGTAGATGGTGACCTTTCTTATTTAAACCTTGATTGGACTCCTGTTCCTATTTTACCAAAGTTTGTTGATATTGTTGTTAATGGTATGCAGGACCGAATGTTTAAGGTTAGTGCATATGCTGAAGACGCTATGTCTCAATCAAAAAGAAGTAAGTATCAAGATATGATACAAGGTCAAATGGTAGCTAAGGATGTTCTTACCACTATAAAAGAAAACTCGGGTGTAAATCCATTTACTATGGACCCTGATGATTTACCTGAAAATGATGAAGAACTTTCATTATACATGAACCTTAATTATAAACCTGCTATAGAAATAGCTGAAGAAGAAGCTATTAACACTCTTTTAGCAGATAATAAATATTCAGACCTTAGAAAAAGATTTGACTATGACCTAACAGTTTTAGGTTTAGCTATTGCAAAGCATGAATTTTTACCGGGAGCAGGAGTTAAAGTTGATTATGTTGACCCTGCAAATGTTGTATATAGCTATACTGAAGACCCTCATTTTAAAGATTGTTTTTATTGGGGTGAGGTAAAAACACTTCCTATTATAGAATTAAAAAAAATAGACCCAACATTAACTAATGAAGATTTAGAAAAAATATCTAAATACTCTCAAAGTTGGTACAATTATTATAATACAGCTCAGTTTCAACAGAACGATATCTTTTATAAAGATACAGCTACTATTATGTACTTTAATTATAAAACAACTAAGAAAATGGTTTATAAGAAAAAAGTATATGATAATGGTAATTCTAAGATGATAGAAAAAGATGACCAATTTAATCCTCCTGCGGAGATGATGGAAGAGGGCAACTTTGAAAAGATGGAAAAAACTATTGATGTATGGTATGAGGGTGTAATGGTTATGGGTACTAACATAATGCTTAAGTGGGAAATGTCTGAAAATATGGTAAGACCTAAATCAGCAAGTCAACACGCTATACCTAATTATGTTGCAGTAGCACCTAGAATGTATAAAGGTAATATTGAGTCTTTAGTAAGGCGTATGATTCCTTTTGCTGACTTAATACAAATAACTCATTTAAAATTACAACAAGTTATTGCTAGAACAGTTCCTGATGGTGTTTATATAGATGCTGACGGATTAAATGAAGTCGATTTAGGTACGGGTGGTTCTTACAATCCTGAAGACGCACTACGTTTGTATTTTCAAACAGGTAGTGTAATTGGTAGAAGTTATAATCAAGATGGCGAATATAATCAAGGTAAAGTTCCTATTCAACAACTAACATCAAACTCAGGTGCAAGTAAAGCAAATATGCTTATTAATAATTATAATCATTACTTAGGTATGATTAGAGCTGTTACCGGATTAAATGAAGCTAGAGATGGGTCAACTCCTGACCCTAATTCTTTAGTAGGTATTCAGAAGTTAGCAGCACTTAATTCAAATACTGCTACAAGACACATTCTTGATGGTAGCTTATACATATATAGAAGTATTGCTGAAGCTTTGACTTACAGAGTTTCTGATATTTTAGAGTATGCTGATTTTAAAGATGAGTTTATAAATCAAATAGGTAAATACAATGTATCTATATTAAAAGATATAAAAGATTTATACTTATATGACTTTGGTATATTTATAGAAGTTTCTCCTGATGAAGAAGAAAGAGCTCAGCTAGAACAGAATATACAAATGGCATTATCTAAACAGGATATTAATTTAGAGGATGCTATTGATATAAGAGAACTTAGAAATATTAAACTTGCTAATCAATTACTTAAGGTTAAGAGAATTAAAAAGCAAGAAAGAGATGAAAAGATGGCTATGCAAAAGCAATCTATAACAGCTCAGCAACAATTAAAGTCTCAAGAATTGGCAGCAAAAACAGCCATGCAAAAAGTTCAAGCTGAGTCGCAAGCTAAGATGCAGCTTAAACAAGCAGAGATTGCTTTTGAGATTGAGAAAATGAAAAACGAGGCTATGCTTAAAACTCAACTTATGGATAAAGAGTTTCAGCTTAATATGCAACTAAGAGGTGTTGATGAAAAATCATTAAGTCAAAGAGAAAACCAAAGAGAGAAAGCTAAAAGTCAAAGAATTAGTCAACAAAATACTCAGCAAAGTCAATTAATAAACCAAAGAAAAAACAATCTACCTCCTAAGAATTTTGAGTCAAATGAAGATTCTTTAGATGGATTTGATTTTTCAGAATTTAACCCAAGATAATGGCAAAAAAAGGAAGAACAAAAGGAAATAAGATATGCCCTGCAGGAATAGCTTGGGCTAAAAGAACATTCGATAAATATCCTTCAGCATATGCAAATATGGCTGCAAGTAAATATTGTAAAGACCCTAACTACGCTAAAAAATCTAAAAAATAATGAGTAAACTTACTAATAGACAAAAGAAAATCGCTAAGCTTACTAAGCCTTACGATAAAATTACCAAGTCAGATTTCGTTAAACTAAGAAAAAAGAAAAAAAATGCCTACAGTTAAGTACAAATGCCCGGTAACTAATAAGATGAAAACAAAAAAATTTCCTTACAGTGCAACAGGTAAAGCTCAAGCTAACTCTTTTGCAAACCAAATGAGTGGAAGTTTAAAAAATAATCCGGGTTACGGAAAAGAAAAAAAATCTTATTAATATGAAAGGAGTACCTCACTTTAAAAAAGATGGAACAATCTATAAAGGGTTGACTCATAAAGATGGTAAAGGCAAACTTATGTCAGGTAAAAATCACACAAAAAACAGTGTGTATGTTTATCATATAAATGAATTGCCTAAAAAGTCTTTAAAGAAAGCATATAAACAAGCAGGTCTTTTAAAATAATTATGGGTGAATTAAAAAAATGGAGAGAAGAAAAATGGGTTCGTATTGGAACTGATGGCTCTATAAAAGGAGCTTGTGGTACTAGTAAAAATAAAAAGAATCCTGACAGATGTCTACCACTAGCAAAAGCTAGAAGTATGTCAAAAGCTGAAAGAGCTGCGACTGCTAAGAAAAAGAAAAGAAGTGGAGGTAAAAAGCAGTTTGTACCTAACACTAAGGCGGGTAAGGTTACTAAAAAATACACGTCTAAAAGATAAATAAATTTTGTTTAACTTTGCATAATTAAATTAAATCAAATGGAAATTAAAGTTAGAGACCTCGGACAAGTTGAAGAAAAATCAGTTCAACAGGTTGAAGAGGAGCTTTTAAAAAAGCACGAAGAAAGTTTAAATAATGACTCACCTAATGAAGAATCTTCAAATGAAGAAGCTAATGTTGTTGAGTCAGAGGTTCAAGAAGAACCTCAAGAAATAGAGCTCACAGAAGAGCAAGTTCTTTCACATATTAGGAATAGATATAATAAGGAGATTACATCTATAGATGATTTATTTGCTGAGAGAGAAACTCAAGATGAATTACCTGAGGATGTAGCTGCTTATTTTAAGTACAAAAAAGAAACAGGAAGAGGTATCGAAGATTATGTTAAGTTACAACGTAATTTTGATGACATGAATCCTGATGCTTTGCTAAAAGAATATCTAAAAGCTACTGAAGAAGGTTTGGATGATGAGGATATTGATATGCTTATGGATGATTATTCTTTTGATAGCGATATTGACGAAGAGTCAGAAGTTAGAAAAAAGAAGTTAGCAAAGAAAAAAATGATTGCAAAAGCTAAAAGTTATTTCAATCAGCAAAAAGATATGTATAAGCAACCTCTTGAGTCAAGAGATAGCGGTATGTCGGATGTTGAGAAAAAAGAGTTTGAAGCGTACAAGCAATATATAAATGATGCTGCTACACAGCAAGAGGAAACTAAAAGAAAGTCTGAATGGTTTACCAAAAAGACGGATGAAGTTTTTAACAAAGAGTTCAAAGGTTTTGAGTTCAGTATTGGAGAAAACAAAATTACTTTTAATCCCGGTAGTGCAGAGGACATTAAGAAAGCTCAGCTTTCACCTATGAATTTTGTAAATAAATACTTAGATGAAAACGGCTTGATGAATGACGCTGCAGGATACCATAGAGCTCTAGCGGTTGCAATGAATCCTGAAAAGTTTGCTCAGTTTTTTTATGAGCAAGGTCGGTCAAGTGCAACAGAAGATGTTATGAGAAAGACTAAAAATATTAATATGACTACTCGTAATGCTCCTGCATCGACTCCTAAATCAGGAACAACATATAGGTCTTTAAATACCGACTCAGGTCGTGGTTTAAAGATTAGAAGTAGAAAATAATTTTTAATATTTAAAAAGACAAATTATGTCAGTTCAAGCAACTCCGGGGTTTGATTTAACTCCAAGTGCAACGCAACAAGCGTTAGCAAGTAATTATATTACTAACTTTGACTTTTTAAGTCAATATTTGCCTGACACCTATGAGAAAGAATTTGAGCGTTACGGAAATCGTTCAGTTTCTTCTTTCTTGCGTATGGTAGGTGCAGAGATGCCTTCTAACTCAGACCTTATTAAGTGGGCTGAGCAAGGTCGTTTACATACAAAATACGTTAACTGTGCTTCAGATGGAGCAGCAGGTGATGATGTAGCTACTATTACTATTTCAGATGCTGCTGTAGCAGCAAATGGTGAGCAAGCTATACGTGTAGGTCAAACTGTTTACATCTATGACAACGCAGGTGCAGGTGGTAACAAAGCTATTGTAACTGCTGTTGCTTCAGGTGCTAAAACATTTGATGTTGCTTACTATGAAGCAGCCGGTCAAGTAGGTGCTGCAGGTTTAACTCGAAGTGTATTTGTTTACGGTTCTGAGTTTGGAAAAGGTACTGCGGGTATGGCAGGTTCTTTAGAAGCTGAAGACAACATTTTTGAGTGTAAGCCAATTATCATTAAAGATAAGTACGCAGTATCAGGTTCTGATATGGCTCAAATTGGTTGGGTTGAAGTAACTACTGAGAATGGTGCAACAGGTTACCTATGGTACTTAAAGTCAGAGCACGAAACTCGTTTACGTTTTGACGACTACCTAGAGACAGCTATGTTAGAAGCAGTTCCTATGGCTAACACAACTAATGCTGCCTTAGCTGATGGTACAGACGGTATATTCCATGTTGTTTCAAATAGAGGTAACTTATGGTCAGGTGCTAACCCTTCTACATTAACAAACTTTGACACTATTGTTCAGCGTTTAGATAAGCAAGGAGCTATCGAAGAGAATGTTCTTTTCGTTGACCGTCAGTTCTCTTTTGACATTGACGATATGTTAGCTGCTCAAAACTCTTATGGTACTGATGGTACATCTTACGGTCTATTTGACAATGACCGAGATATGGCACTTAACTTAGGATTCTCAGGATTCCGTAGAGGTTATGACTTCTACAAGTCTGATTGGAAATACCTAAATGACCCTACAATGAGAGGTAACATGAGTACACAGACAGGTTCAGGGCGTATCAATGGATTATTAGTACCTGCAGGTTCTACTACTGTGTATGACCAAGTGTTAGGTAAAAACGCTAAGCGTCCATTCTTACACGTACGTTACCGAGCTTCAGAAACTGAAGACAGACGTTACAAAACGTGGATGATAGGTTCTGCCGGTGGTGCTATGAACTCTGACTTAGATGCTATGGAGGTTCACTTCCTATCTGAGAGAGCTTGTTGTACTATGGGTGCAAACAACTTCTTCTTATTCGAGCAATAAGATGATAAATAAAAGAGGGTCCGTTTGAACGGACTCTCTTTACTTTTTTTAAATTAAATTAAATTTTACTCAAATGAAAAAAAATACACTTGTAGATGTAACCTACAAACTCAAAAGAAAAGCTACTCCGCTATCTCTTATAATACAGTCTAAAAGTACTAAAAGGCAACCTTTGCTTTGGTTTGATAATGATACAGGTCAGAACAGAGAGCTAAGGTATGCAAGAAATCAAAACTCACCATTCGTTGACGAGCAGGACGGTAATGTAATATTAGAGCCTGTAGAATTTATAGACGGATTTTTACACGTAAGAAAAGAAAATCAAGCTTTACAAAAGTTTTTAGAATGTCACCCTGCACTTAATAAAATATATGTTAGGGTAGATAAAGCTAAAGATGCTGCTGATATTGTTGAAGACCTAAATTTAGAGGTAGATGCTTTAATAATGGCTAGAGAACTAGATATAGAGCAAATTGAAGCTATAACAAAAGTAGCTTTTGGTAAAGACCCAAGCACTATAACATCTTCAGAATTGAGAAGAGATATATTAATATTTGCAAAGGATGACCCTAAAGGTTTTATGGCATTAGCTAAAGATGCTTCATTGAGTATGGACGCTAAGGTTAAAACATTTATTGATAATAGTATTCTTACATTTAGAAAGAATAAAAGTGAGGTGTACTTTAATACACCAACTAATAAAAAACGAATGTTAGTAATACCATTTGGTGATGACCCTGTTCACTCAATAAGCTCATATCTTCAAAGTGATGAGGGGTTAGAAACTTTATCATATTTAGATAAAATACTTGAAACCAAGTAAGAAATGGAAGCAGAAATGCTTCCTTTTTTTTTATTATCTTTGTGCCTATATTTAATTATTAAAATATTGTTATGCCAAAATTTTTAAAATTAGCACCTACTATAGCTAATGTTCGTCATGAGATAATTAATATAAATAATATTTCTTATACTCAGATAGATGCTATGACTAGTGCAGGTGTAGTAACTCTTGCATTAGGTAATGGAGATGCTACAAGCGGGGATAGTCCTACCTTATTAACAATAGCAGGAGGTATTGATGAAGCACAAAAAGTAGTAGATGCTATATGGAATGCAAAAATATCTCCGGTTAAAAGCTATATGTTTACTGTGCCTAATCAACCTAATATAACAGCAGTTTCACCTTAATATATAAAACATGGGACTTGTAAAAGTAAAACTTCCAAAAAATGTTTCAGCATTTAAAAATATTGCTTCAGGAACTAAACCTAATTTAGTAACAACTCAAAGCACTACAAAACTAATTAATTCAGCAGCAACATTTGCAACTGAAGGCGTGTTGCCGGGAGATTTAATATATAAATTTGATGGTAGTGGTGCTTGTAAAATAGTGTATGTTCAAACTGTAGACAGTGAAACAGAAATAACTTTTGTAGTACCTTCAAGCACAGTTACTTTTGCTGTAGATGACGAGTATTATATTTTAAGACTTTCAGAAACAGTAGATTTTTATTTAGACCCTAGTAAAATAGTTTATATGGATTATTCTAATTCAAGTGCAACAGGTTCTTATCTTAGATTTAAAATGAATTTAATGGCTACTGATGAAAATGAGCTTAGAATAAATTATTTTAGAGGTGAAGCATCTCCATCAGCTACATCGACTCAAAGTCAAGATATGGTAGACGGAATGATTGATGCTATTGAAAAAGCTATAAATAGTTCATATACTTCAGTAATAGAGTTTAATCCTATTTCTGATGTAAGAATGCTTTTCTCTAGCACGGTTTAAAATATTTTAAATAATACATTAAAGAGCTCTTTTATAGGGCTCTTTTTTTTTGCGTATATTTGTAAAAATATTTAAAAATGATAGATTCAGTAAGAAGCACGGTTCTTGCCGCTTTAAATAAAAACAACTACGGATATCTTTCACCGTCTGATTTTAACTTGTACGCTAAACAAGCTCAACTAGAAATATTTGAAAACTTGTTTTATCAATATAACACTCAGATAAATTTAGAAAATGTAAGAAGGTCCGGGACAGATTATGCTAATATTACTAAAGGTATACGTGAAGTAATAGATTTGTTTTTAGTTAATATAGCTTTAACTCAAGTTAGTGCTAATCAAAACTTTTATTATATGCCTTCAGCAGCGACAACAGGTTCTGATTTTTATTATATAAATAGTATAAGTTGTTATTCAAATAATGTATTTTTAAATGAAGCTGAAAAAGTTGATAGTGGGAAGTTAGATATTTTAAACTCATCTTCAATTACAAAACCTAGCGAGTCTTTTCCAATATATGTTGTTACAGGAAACCAATTAGGCGTTTATCCTAGCACAATTAATGGTGCTACAGACGTTCTTTGTAGATATGTAAGATACCCTAAAGACCCTATTTGGACTTATAACAGTACTTTAGTAGGTCAGGCTCCTATATTTAACGCATCAGCGGCTGATTACCAAGACTTTGAATTACCAAAAGATTACTTTAATGATTTAGTTAATAATATATTAAAGTATGCAGGATTAGAAATTAGAGAACCTATGGTTATGTCTTTTGCAAATAATGAAGAAATGAAAGATAATCCACAAAAAATAACTAGTAAAAGATAATGGCATATTTAACTGAATATCAATATTACGAAAATGAAGGTAATAGTCCTAAAGATAAAAATTGGGGTTCTTACCAATACGTTAGCTTAAAAGATATTGTAAATAATTTTATGCTTATGTATCAAGGAAACCACTCATTAGTAAATAATGAAGAAAGGTTTAAAATATTATTTCATGCTAAAAGAGGTATCCAAGAATTAAACTATGATGCTTTTAAGGAAATAAAAGCTTTAGAGCTTCAAGTTAATGATACTTGCAGATTTATTTTACCGGCTGATTATGTTAATTGGGTTAGAGTTTCTTTAAACAAAAATGGTTTATTGCAGCCATTAACTGAAAATATTAACCTAACTTCAGCAAAAGGTTATTTACAAGACAATAATTATGATATACTTTTTGATGAAAACGGGAACGCTTTAAGTCCTGAATATTCACAATTAGATATTGACAGAATTACAGGAAGTAAAAAAAGTATATACTTAAATGACAAAAGTCCTTTTGACAATAAAGAAGGATATTGTTGTGATGGAAAATGGTATTTTGATTATACCGTAGGAGCTCGTTACGGATTAAATACAGAGACTGCCAACTGCAACCCTACATTTAAAATAGATAAACGCTCAGGGGTTATTAATTTTGATTCTACAATGGCAGGTGAACTTGTAGTTTTAGAGTATGTTTCTGATGGTATGGAAAGTGGAGATGACTCATTAGTTTCTGTAAATAAACTATTTGAAGATTACATATATGCTTATGTTGAATACGCTTTATTAAATAGTAAACTTGGTGTTCAAGAATATGTTGTTAGAAGAGCACAAAGAAAAAAATCTGCGTTGTTAAGAAATGCAAAAATTAGAATGAGTAATATTCATCCGGGTAGATTGCTTATGAATCTACGTGGTCAATCTAAGTGGATAAAGTAATATGGCGAAAAGTAAAAGGCATTTTATAAAAGGGAGAATGAATAAGTCTCTCGATGAAAGACTTATACCTAACGGTGAATATGTAGATGCAATGAATGTTCGTCTTGGTTCTACCGAAGAATCTGAAGTTGGTTCTGTTGAATCAACAAAAGGTAATGAGGTTTTAACAACAATAAACTTAGGTGTTTTTGGTGGAACTGAATATGATTTAAGTGACGATGCAAAATGTATAGGAGCTTTTGAAGATGGTGCTAATGAAACTATATATTGGTTTATACACGATAATAACCAACCTTCTGTATCCACAGGTAAAGCTGATTTAATTGTTTCATATAATGTAGGGACTCTGAGTACTGAGTATCATATAGTTAGTTTTAAGAATGAGAATGACCCTACTAACACAACATTAAATTTTAATCCTCAATATTTAATTACTGAGGTTAATATGGTTGGTAATTTATTATTTTTTACAGACAACTACAATCCTCCAAGAAAAATAAATGTAAATAAAAACTATCCATACCCAACTAGCCTTAGTGCTAATGATGGTTTTCCATCTCAGGATATAGAAGTAATAGTTAAGCCACCTCATCAAGCACCTGTAGTAACAGGTATTAAAACTAGTGAATCAAATCCTTATTTAGAAGAAAGATTTATTTGTTTTGGTTATAGGTATCAATATGATGATAACGAGTATTCTGCTACATCTGTATTTAGTAATCCTGTATTTAGCCCAAATACTTTTAATTTATCTGTTGAAACTAATTTAAATGAGGGTATGACAAATACATTTACAACTGTAAATGTTGAGTTTAATTCAGGAGAAAGTAGAGTTAAAAATATAGAAATATTAGTAAAAGAGTCAAACTCATCTCAAATAAGAGTTGTTGAAAAAATAAATAAAACTAAATTTAATTACTTAGATAGTACAGTTTACAACTACACATTTACTGATAACAAAATATTTACAGTTTTATCATCAGGTGAAATATTAAGATTATATGATAATGTTCCATTAAAAGCTAAAACTCAAACATTAATGGGTAATCGATTAATGTATGGTAACTATGTTGATGGATATGATTTAACTAGAAATGGAGATGGAATTAATATTGATTATTTTACAGAGCTTGAAGAAAGAACTATTTCAACAACATTATTAAATCCTGAAACACCTATAGATAAAACATATTCTTTATTTGGAAGTGTAACATCAAAAGGTACTTTTAAAATAGACTTACAAGATATAAATAATGATTTAGTTAGTGGCTCTACATTAAGCATTTCTTTTAATGTAAGCCATAAAAATTTTAATGGAAACCCTAGTCCTAAGCCTACGCAGACAAATGAAAATATTGCTATGGGATTTAGTTTTACCTTAAGTAGAGATTATGATTCTATACAGGAGTTTATAGAAAGTAATCAGTTTCAATCAGAAATAGGTTTATCTAGTGAAATACAAACTGTCGCTGACAATTTTTGTAGTGGTACTAGTTTTACTGATAATTTTAATTGTTTATTAAAAAATGACCTATCTGATATTAACGGTGTTCCATACTATAAATATAAAAGTGGTATTACAGGTACAGACCAACCTATAACAGTTACAGTTGAAAACAATACAACTATTGTAATTACTGTTTTAGCTATGTCTTATACTTCAGATGAATCAAGCCCAAGTGCGTCAAATACTATTTATGAGTATTATGATATAACTGCAGCAGAAGCTGCATTTCAAAAAATAGCTGTTCCTGAAAGTTTACATAGTAATAGAGGCTATCAGGTTGGTATTGTGTATATGGATGAGTTTAATAGAGCTACAACAGCTTTAACAAGTCAAGATAATACCGTTAAAGTACCAAGTGAAAATAGTGTTAGTCAGAATAAAATAAAGGTTACTATACCAACTACTCAGTTAGCACCTAGCTTTGCTACAAGATATAAGTTTGTAATTAAGCCTGATGGTGAAAAGTATGAGACAATATATTCTAGGTTCTATTATACAGATACTTCTGATGGTCACACTTATTTTCTTTTAGAAGGTGAAAATATTCAAAAGGTTGAGGAAGGTGATGTTTTAATAGTTAAAAAAGATTCTTTAGATGCTTTAAATAGATTAGTTAAAGCTACTGTTTTAGAAAAAAAATCTCAAAGTGAAAACTTTTTAACAGGTGTAGAATCTCCTGCAGGTGTTTATATGAAAATGCTTGCTAATAACTTTTCAACTGCAAAAACTAATGGAACTGATATATTACCGGGTCAACAATCAGCAGAAGAAAACTCAGGTGGTCAAAGGGTTTCTATTAAGTACAAAGGATTTTCTACAGAAGATGGCTCAGGTAACTTTATACAACAAGATATTCCTGCAGGTACAAGGATAAATATTAATTTTGATTTTTATAGAAATCAACAAGGTGGAGGTAACTCTTGTGAATACAGAAGTTACAAATTAGTAAGAGAATTTACATCACCTGTTGACTATCCTGATATAATTGCTTGGTGGAATGGTCAAAACATAGGTGATATTATTGATTCGGGAGAAAGAACACCTTCAAGTGTTAATAATCAGTATATATCAGGAAACCTTACAAGTTCATCTCAAATAAATGACTTTATAGATGGAGCTTCTTTCACTACTAACAGATACCAATGGGCTAGAGACGCAACAACTGATGAGATTAAATTTATTATGACAGGAATGCAATCTTGTCCGGGTAGTGGGGGTGATGCAAAAATTAAAGCTACTTTTGAAATTTTTAGAAGTGGTAGTGTTATAGCATTTGAAACTGAGCCTTCAGAGTCTTTACCTGATGTATGGTATGAGGGTCAAGATACATACCCTATTGACACATCTACGGGATACCATTTTGATGGAGGTAATTTTGCTGATGCTCAAGACCAAGACCAATCATCTTCTCAACCTGCAATACTTCATTTAAGGTTTGCAAACTGCTTTACTTTTGGTAATGGTGTTGAAAGTTTTACCATAAGAGATTCTATAAAAGGAAAGTCTATGGAGCTTGGAAATAGAGTAACAACTATTTCTGAACAAGACTATAAGGAAGTGCATAGAGATAGTGATATTACTTACAGTGGTATATACAATGATGAGACTAACTTAAATAGACTTAATGAGTTTAATTTAGGATTAGCAAACTTTAAGTCATTAGAAGATTCTTTTGGTGCTTTAAATAAAATATACGCAAGAGAAACTGATGTGTTAGCACTTCAAGAAGATAAAATATCTTATGTGCTCTCAGGTAAGAATTTATTATCTGACGCAGCAGGTGGTGATGTTTTAACATCTGTGCCTGAGGTTTTAGGTAAGCAAGTAGCTAGAATTGAAGAGTTTGGTATAAGCCATAATACTGAAAGTTTTGTAGCTTATGGTTATGATAAGTTTTTTGCTGATGCTAAGAGAGGTGCTTTGATACAGCTAAAAGGAGCTTCAGGCTCTTCTGAGCAGCTAATTGTTATATCTGATGCAGGCATGAGAAGTTGGTTTAGAGATTTATTTAAAGATAATTTTAACACTCAAAAGTTAGGTGCTTACGACCCGTACATGAATGAGTATGTATTATCTAATAATAATATTGAGCTTCCTACTACAGAGGAATGTATACCTTGCGGTCAAAGACAATCATTTCTTTTAAAGTCTAATGGAGTATCTAGTTTTTGCGTTGAGACTCAGTCAGGTATAGGTGATGTAAGTATACAACACGAAGTTCCTGTTGCTACACCTGTAAATATAGAAGTTAATTATGATGGGTCAACCGTTATAAATCAATCAATTAGTGGTCTTGGTGATGTTACTTTTAATAAAAATAAAAGAAATGTAAATAAATATACGGTGACTGTTACAGCTAGTAGTACTGCTGATTTTAACTTAACAACTAAGTGTGTTGTTGGTAGCCCTTTAAGTGTTGTTGACATTGTTTTAACTAGCCCTCAAGATACTTTTAGTAGTATACACCATAATTGGAGATATAGTGATGGAACAGTTTACACGAGCTCTCCTGAGATTCCTGTTTCATTTGGATACTCATCAGATTATTTAAAAAGGTCTTATTATCAAGTATTTAATGGCTTTCAAGGTGAAGGTAGTATACCTCTAAAGGGTCAGGATTTAATTATGAGAGCTATAAAATATAGTACTGATTCATATAATATAACCTCAGGGGATAAATTTTTAATGCTTGCTAGTAATACTTTATATGGTAACACAATTACTCAAATAAATGCTTTATTAACAGCTATAAAAGCAGGTGGAGCTTCAAATAGGTTTACACCTTCAGTATCGGGTAATACAACGATTGCAAACTTTACCGTACCAACGGGTAGTTATGACTATTTATATTTAGTTTGGGACTTTAGAGCGAACCCATCTCAACTTTTATGTAGTGATACTGTGCTTCAAGATGTTTGTTGTGAATGTGCTTGTACTCAGACAAATGTTAAATACAGAATACTAAATAGTGGAACTGAGACAGTATCAATTTCTTATACGGACACAAATGGTGCTAATCAAACCACATCATTAAGTTCAGGCAAGAATACTATAGATATTTGCTCTCAAACGACTCCTTCAATAACACCTGCAACGAGCGGTATTCAAATACAAATTATTGAATGTGATTGTACTTAATAATAAATTATGGGAACTTTTAATACATTTTATATAAACGCATCAAATTTATCAAGTGCCTCAGCAGTTTACACTGATGAAGAGATGACTACATTAGCTCCATCCGGTTACTATAGTGATGGTGTTGTTATCAGAGAGCAGTTATCTGCTCCTAATTCACAAGGACAAATATTGGTGGGTGATGTTTCTAATAATTGCGAATCTTGCACAACTAGTTGTTCTGACGAAGTTCTTTTTTCTCCTCCTTCTGATTTTACAGGACCTGCTACGCTTAGAGGCTCTGTTTCTTTTGGTAGCGATACAGGTGCTATAAAGGTTGAGATAAGAGGTGTAAGTACTAAACCTATTGGTGTAGATTTACAATTTGATGGTGTTAAATACAATGGTTTTGCAAGTAGTTCTGCACTTGCTAGTGTTAACCTTTATCAAGCACCGCTCCCTACTGTTACATCTTATTTTTGGACTAATGGTAGTGGTGGCACATCAAATTGTTCTAATTGGAACAGCACATTAATTAATGTTCCAAAACTACACTTTAATAGTGTATCAGGATTATGGGAGGAAGTGGGTAACGCAGGTGGTCTACTTATTACTAATAAATTAGCTACAGGTTTTTCTTCATATGGTGCGGGTAAACTTATAAGATATATACCTAAAAATACCGTTGCAAATAATCTTTTAGATGTTGAGTTTGTTCTACCTTGTGGCTCGTCATCCCTTGAGGTTGGACCTGTATTAGCAGTAAGTTGCCCTCAGTCATTAACTTTAATTGTTACAAGTGCGAGTGAAAGCTCTCATTCTAATGCTTGCTCAAGTGCGATGGGTATATCAAGATATATAGGACCTGTAGTGTCTCAGACAAGTGGAGTTTTAGCTGTGGGTGATTTTATATTTAATAATTCCGTTGCTAGTATAACTACGGCTGATGGTTATTATAGAGCTGTAGGCACATCTTTACAAGGCATATCAACGCAATATGGGAGTTTTAGAGTTCAAGGAGGATTAGTAACAGAAATACAATCTTGTTAAAATGGCAAATTACACATTAACATATAGCGAAAGCTCTAAGGGTTTTCCATCTTTTTATAGTTTTTACCCTGACTTTATGATAGGAATGAATAACTATTTATATAGTTTCAATAAAGGTCAGATATATAGACATAATACTAATGTTGCTCGTAATACATTTTATGGAGTTGTTACAGGGTCAACAATGACTACTGTTATAAACCAAGAACCTTTAGATAATAAGGTGTTTAAAACTATAAGTTTAGAGTCTACTCACGCTTGGGCTGTTGACTTAAATACTGATATAGACTCTCAGAGCAGTACCGTTAATAGTGGGTCTTTTGAAAATAAAGAAGGTCAATACTTCACCTATCTACGCAATGACGGTGTAGATTCTTCAGGGGGCTCTCTTTCAGCGGCTGATTATAAATCAAGAAGTGTTAGAGGTATAGGTGAATGCACGAGTGTTTCAGGTCCCGCTGACGCTACATCAATAGTTTTTAATATTAATATAGATATTAGTAGCTCTGTAAATATAAATGACTACATATACTTTGCGTCATCAGGTGATACATTCGCTGACTACGGAGGTAGGATAACATCTATCACAACAGACCAAGTAGCAGAGACAACAACTGTAGTTATAGATACTACGGTTGGTTTGGGTAATGCACCGGTTGCTAATGACTTTATATTTGCAGCTAAAAATTCAGCAGCAGAGTCTACAGGGGTGTCAGGTCATTATGCTGAGATAACTCTATCATTACCTTCGACAGTAACCACTGCAAGTGAGTTATTTTCTATAGAGTCTGACGTAATTAAAAGTTATCCTTAAATTTAGTATCTTTGCTGATAAATGAAATTCAATATAATACCATTAAAATACGAGGACTACGACAACATACTTGTCGGGTGGTGGAAAGATTGGGGATGGGAAGCACCGATGCGTGAGTTCTTACCTCAAGATGGTGAAGGTGGTATTATAGTTTATGATGGTGACACACCTGTTTGTGCAGGTTTTTTATATAACACAAACTCTAAAGTAGCGTGGGTAGATTGGATTATCTCTAATAAACAATATAGAGTAAAACCAAACAGAAAAGAAGCTATAGAGTTACTCATAGATAGCCTAACAAATATGGCTAAGGGTATGGGTAAAGGTTTTACATATGCTCTGATAAAGCACGATGGTCTTATAAAAACTTATGAGTCGTTAGGTTATACTCAGGGTGATTCGTATAATAAAGAAATGATAAAGGTATTATAATATGGCAATAGCAACAGGTACTGCAATAGCTTTAGGTATTAGTGCTGCAGGTACAGCAGCAAGCTTTGTTCAAGCGTCAAAACAAAACAAGTTAGCAAAAGATGCTCAAGCTGCTGCAGATAAAGCATTTGCAGATGCAGCAAAAGAGCTTGATAAAAATTATGCAGAAGAACTTAGTATAGCTAAGCAACCTTACGAGATACAAAGAGAAAGACTTGCTCAGGTAGCCGCTCAAGGTATGGAGGTTGGTGCTGAATCTGATAGATTAGCATCTGCTACAGCAGGTAGAGTTCTTGCACAAAGTCTAAAAGCTGAACAAGATATTACGGCTAAACAAATAGCTGACCAACAAGCATTAGAGGCAGCGGTTGCTACAGAGAATCGAAATTTGTCTAATGCTAGAAGAGAACTTAACTTAGCACAGGCTGAGGGAGCAGGTATAGCTGCTGCCCAAGCACAGAACTTATCTAATCAGGCTGTCACTCAAGGTCTTCAAGGATTAGCTAATATGGGTATGGCAGCGTTTCAAGCATCAGAGCTTTATCCACAAGGAAATACCACAGTTGGTGACACCGAGCTTGCTGTAGAGCCTGTTACATTAAATCCTGTTTCTTCGCCTACTAGTCTTTCGGTTCCAACTTCATTTCCTCAGCAACCAATTGTGCCTCAGTCAATGCAATTACCTGTACAAGGAAACTTTCAGTCTCCTTTTCAGTCTCAGAATATGTTCTTGCCTCCGAATCAAACACCACAGTATTTTCAAATGCAAGATGCTTTAATGTATAACGGGCTATATGGTCCTAATAAATAAAATTAATGGCTAAGTCATACTATAAGCAAAGTGAAAGACCGGTTGTTCAACCTGTTAATTGGGGTGAAATAAGTAGCAATCTTTCTGAAAAATTATTAGCTGAACAAAAAAGACGTGAGGATTTAAAGATAAAGCTTGACGAAGAGTCACGTGATTATATACGTACTTTTAATGATGCTCCTCAAGGTCAGCATGATGGTGCTAACGAAAGGATGGCAAGGTTTGCTTCTGACGCATCTGCATATATGCTTGATTTAGATAAAAAACTTAAATCAGGTCAACTACCTCTAAGACAATACAATGCTATGCGTGCAAATCTTAAGCAGGGTACTCAAGATATGTTTGATGTATCAAAAAGATTTAATGAAACTTATGCAGCTAGTTTAGAAAGAGCTAACTCAGGTTTAGCATCAGCAGAAGAAATTTATCAAAACCAAAAAATACAAGCCTTTGGTGACCCTGCCAACTCAAGTATATATATAGACCCTCTTACAGGTCAGATGTCAGTTGCTAAGATGGTTGACGATGGCTCAGGTAATCTTGTTATGTCTACAGATATGAATGACAGAAAGTCAATATTTACTTTGAAAAACACTGTAGAAAGAAAGATAGATAAGTATGACGTTAATAAGTTTGCTGATGGAATAAGCTCTTCATATAGTAATGAGTATAAGAAGATACTTATGGAAGGGGATGTTAAAGCCATAGACGATTTAAAGAAAAACGAGAACTTTATAAAAGCTACCAACGATTTAGTTCAAAGAGAATTAGTTAACACTCATAATGCGGCTAGTATACTAACTGATAGAGCTAATGTTGACTATAAGTTTGTTGAACTAGATAGAAACGAGTTGCCTGATAAGCCTGAAGAAGGTGTTATATATTTAGTCCCTGACCCTACTAATCCTAATAGTGGTGCAACCCAACCATTACTTACTGATAAACAAAAAGAAGAAGCGGCTAATATATTAAGAAGTGCTATTGATTCTAAGATTGGTGTTACTGAGACAGCAAGAGCAGAGGAGAATGTTAGAGAGGCACAAGACTTAGCTAATATAAAAACACAGCAAGCCATTGATTTCTTTGAAGATACAAAAGGTCTTAAGAAAGAAAAATTAGAGCTAGATAATGAAGCTGCTGAACAAAGAATAGAGGTTATAGCTCAAAAAACTCCATTAGAGTTAGAGAAACTTGGTTTAGATAATAAAAAACTAAATCAAATGATTGAGCATTTAGCTAAAAAGAATCCAAGAGAGTTAGCTCAAATGGATATATCTATGGAAAACATGGAGGCTATAATGGGTGAGCGTGCAGAGAAGCATAAGTCTGATATGGCTAAAGCTAAAACTGCTCAAGAAAAAGCAGAGATAGAACTTAAATATCTTGAGGAAGAGAAACAATTGAAGAATCAATATACTCAAGCTCAAATTAAAAAGATTAATAAACCTACTCAGTGGGAAGCTACAGAAATTAAGGACAAAAAGGTTGTGTCTAATTATGTGAATAAGATAGGAGACCTATATGATGGAGATAAAACAAAGATTGACGCTGCCTTAGACTTTATATCTAATGCTAATAGAGATATTATTAGGATTGATAGAAAAGGTGATTCTGTTGTAGTTGAGATGTATGATGTTGACGGTAAAACTCCTATAGTTAAAACAATACCAACCGATAATAAGAGAAGCTTTGTTGAATCTATGTCTGCATTAGTTGCTAACGAACTTAATGTGTTAGATATTATGGATGAGATGGGATACGATGATACAGGCTCATTCACTCAGTACGAATCATCTTCTGAAGTTAAAACTAAAGATGAAGTAGAATCATCATACAAGCTTGAGTTAGCAAATGTAGTTGATACTGCAGTTGATAGAGATTTATTCAGAATAGAAGATGAAGAGATTGGCTCTGATGATGAAAACTTTAAAGCTGCTTTATTGAAAATGACCGAAGGTGATGGTGCTTTAAAAGGTTTCAAGGGTATGGTTGTTGAAACAGCAGGTGAAACAGGTATAGGTTTCAGGAATCAAGTTGTAATATCTTTCCCGGGTGTAGATGAAACAGTTACTATAGATACTAATAACTACTTTGATTCATCTGATACAAAGGAAAGAGATAAGCTTAGAAAGTATTTAAAAACTATTGGAGAAGCGAACCTTGATGGTCTTGCTGAGGTATATGGTTTTGATGAAAATGCTTCAATGACAAATATAGATTACAGTAAACTATAACCACAATGAACGAGGAAGTATTAAAGGACTTGTATGACAGAGCTGTATCACAAGGATACACTAAGTCTATTGAGGAGTTTCAAGAATTACTAAATAACAATGACGATGTCTTAAATGACAACTACAATCATGTTAAGAGTCAAGGATACCAAAAGTCTATAGAAGATTTCTCAATACTTGTTGGTGTAAAAAAAAAAGACGAGTCCGATTCTATTTCTCAAGAGGTTGTTACGGAATCTGTTACACAAACAGAGCAGGAAGAAGTTATCTCATCGGATGTTTCCGAGACAATAGAAGAGGCAAATCCTAGAGATTTAAAGCCTAAAGAAATTAATATTGTTGATGAGTCCGTTCAAACGGACTTAGGTATGAAGCCATTAGATTTTTCAGGTGCTGAATTTGAGCAAGGAGAAGAAGATACAGCATTAGAACGTCAGTTTGGTAAGAATTTTTTCACAGACTTTTTTGGAGATATGTACCGTGCAGGTGTGCAGGGTCAGGTTCAAGGTGGTAGCCTTGATGAGGCTTTGGCATTGTTTTCAGGAGGTCAAGATGTTTCTGATGAGCAAATCCAAGAGTTTATACAAGCTCAAGAAGCTTTAGCTAACGTACCTCCATCTGATGAGATGAAGGACTTTCAAAAAATTTATGAGGAGAATGGTGGTGGTGTGCTTGGTTTTACATTAGGGGTAGCAAATAATATGTCTGTGATACCACAGCTATTTGTATCCTCTGTATCAGCTATGCTAAACCCTGCATCATTAGCTGCGGGTGCGGCTACCGGTGCAGCAGGTGCAGGTGTAGGTTCTGTTGTTCCGGGGATAGGTACAGGTGCAGGTGCGATAGGTGGTTTTATGGCAGGTGCAGGAGGTGCACTTGAAACAGGTCTTACATTCGCTGAGTTACTTCAAGAAGAGGTTGATGGTGAGCTTACAAAAGAATCAATACGTGAGGTATTAGAGGATGAGGATGCTTACAATAGAATAAGAAACAAATCTCTTGCTCGTGGTTTAACTATTGCTGCAATAGAAGGTTTAACCGGTGGTATTGCAGGTAAGGTTACATCAAAGGTAGTTGGTCTTACAGGTAGAAAGCTTGCAGGTACAGTCGCAGGTATTGGTGTTGAGTCAGTAGGTGGCTCACTTGGTGAAGTTGGAGGTAGGTTAGCCGCAGGTCAAGAGATGGATGTTGCTGAGATTGGTTTTGAGGGTATCGCAGGTACAGCCACAGCTCCATTATCTGTAGGATATGGTCTATACAAATCACCAAAGTATTCAATTAATAAAACTAAGAACGGAGATTTAGCTAAGGTATCAGGTCCTGATATGGCTAAGTTTATTAGAACAGCTACACCTGAGCAGATACTTAAAACTGAGGTTACAATAGAAAATGATTCTGAGCTTCAAAAAATTTATGATGATAAATTTAAGGAAGCATCAGTAGAAAATGAGATACAGCAGGCAGACCCATCAATGAATGAGCCTACCCGTAAAGCTATTACAAAACTTCAGTTGCAGTTAAACGAGCTTCAAGGTAACGAGTCTCAGGTTGCTAAAGATAAAGCCTCTAAGATTCGTGCTGAAATAAAAGAATTACAAGATAACCCTTTAACAGAAGAAACAGATGCCATTCAAGAGTCAAGCACAGAGACGGTGGATGTACAAGAACAAACCGGAGTTAGCGAAACAGTGGGAGTCGGAGACACCAAAGTCAGCGAATCTACCACAGAGACTACACAAGAAGAAGTTCAAGAACAAGCTGTCCTTGAGGATGTACAATCGGAGATAGAAAGCTTAGAACAACAACAAGTAGAAGAGCTTGAAGCTTTATCGTTTGATGAGGTTACTCAAATGAAGTTGGATGCAGTTAAGAAAAGAGATAAAGCAAGGTATAAAAGAGAATTAATAAATGCCGCCAAAAAATCTGCTAAAGGTCTAAAAATACTTAATACTTATGACGCAAAAAGAAAACTAGCAGACCCCAATGCAACTATATCAGAAAGGGTGATGGCTAAAAAATTCTTAGAAGATGGAGGGGCTTACAGTCCTGCTGAATTGTCTCAAATTGAAAAAACTATTAATAAGATTAAAAATAAAGAGTTACTTAGTCAATATGATAACCAAGTAGCAGCATATTACAATGCAGAGGTTCAAGAACAAACCACAAAAAATAAGACCACTCAGGAGAGTGAGATAGAAAGCTTAGAGCAAGCTCTACCACAAGAGGCTAAGGATAATGTTGATGCACAACTTCAGTTAGATACAGATGTAACACCTCAGAAAAAGAAAGATGCTTTAGTTGATGAGGCTGTACAAATGATGGATGATGTTGAGAATCAAAACAAGTTAGAGGAGCAAGCTTTTGACGCTACCAATCCTGCACCTGAGGTTAAGCCTACTCAAATAGAGGTTAAAGAAAATACAGACCTTGCAGCTAAGGTAAAAAGAATGGGTCTTAAAGAGCTTATAGGTAAGAAGGTTAATCTTATTATGGCTGACCAATTAAAGGTAGGTGGTGTAGATATTGCGGGTAAAGTTTTAAAACGAATGGGTGGACCATTATTCCCTATGATTGATGGTCTATTTGGTAAGATAGGTTGGGCTTCAATAAATGAAACTGCGGCTAGAAAAATAATTAATGGTGCTATAAACTCTGACTTTACGGTGGTTTATAATATGAAACCTACTGCTGTAGATTCTAATGTTGCTATACTTGAAACTTTTGTAGAATCTGTAAAAGGTTTAAACGAATCTTCTCAGGTTGAAGTTTTTGATTTAATGCAATCAAAGCTTCAAGAATTAAAGTTTGGTAAAGCTACAGAGAAAGTTAACAACATAGCTAAGCAGGCTAAAAATATTAATGAACTTATGAATCTTATTGACAGCTTAGACGTTGATACTAAGGCTGATATAATGACTAAGATAGTTCCTTCACGTGATGTAAAAGCAGGTACTCAGTTAGGTGTTATACTTCAAGATAACAAGATTACGATAGAGGATATTAGAGATATGAATACAGAGCAGTTTGCAGCCAACTTACCTGCAGGTGCTATGACTACAGTTATTCAGATTACAGATAAGAACGGAAACCCTATAACAAAAGAAACTGCTAATGAGGCTATAGTTACAAGAGAGCAACAAAAGCAAGAAGGTTTACCTGAGCATCAGAACTATCCTGTTTATATAAGAGGTAAAGCTATTGGTTTGTTAAATGAGACTGTTCCTTTTTGGAATATGTTCAAAACATCTATGTCTTCATTAAACGCAAAGGTAGCAGGTATAGTTAAGAAAAAAGTACCTGCAACTGATACAAAGCCTGCTTCAGAAAGAAAGATTACATCTAAAGAAGCATTAGCCCAAGAGATGAGGTCTGCATCTATGACTGCATCTCAATCTAAAAAGTTATCATCACCTCAAACTTCAACTTATACAAAGTTTGTTGGTCTACTAAAAAGGTCTTTTCCTAATGTAGAGGTTGTGACTAGTCAGAAAGAATTTGATGCTTTACTTAAAAATTTAAATGCTAAAGCGTTAGCAACTAAAGGACAAAGAGTATATGGTGCTGTGATGGGAGGTAAACTATACCTTAATCCCGGTCTTGAAAACTTTAATACACCTATACATGAGTTTGGTCATATATGGTTGAACGTAGCAAAGGAAGCTAAACCTGCTTTGTTTAAAAAGGGTATGCAACTTATTAAGGGTACATCATATGAAACCCAAGTAAGACAAAGCCAAGAGTATCAGCGTGTTATAAAGCAGATGCAAAAGGAGGGAGCTACTCAGGCAGAGATAGATACATATATATTAGAGGAAGCTTTAGCTACAGCTATTGGAGACCAAGGAGAAGCATTTGTAAATGCAGCTCAGAAAAGAAACTTTAAGAATTGGCTTAACGACCTATATTCTTTTGTTAGAACAATGACAGGTTTATCTCAGTATACACCTGCTCAGATAGAAAACCTAACTCTTAGCGAGTTCTTGCAAGGAGTTAATGTAGACCTACTATCAGGTAACGAGGTCTTTGCTCAGGCTGAAGCTAAAGGTCTTAGCGATGCCCTACAACTAATGACAGACTCTTCAAAGCCTGAGGTAAAATCTTTTGTTGAGAAAGCTCGTGCACTTGGATACTCTGATACAGCTATTCAAGCTGTTTTAAAAAAGAGGGGATATGATGCTAATATAATATCAGAAGTTATTGCTGACAAAAAAGCCGCAACTAAAGTTAAGGTTACAGAAGATTTGGTTCCGGGAATTGATAGGCTTAAGAGTGAGATAGATGGTATAATACAGAAATCAAAAGAGCGTGGTGTAAAGTTCAATAAGATTATAGACAATGTAATTAAGTATGTTAAAGGCTCTCGTGTTTATGAGACTGCAACTGATAATGTTCGTGAACAGTTAATAAGAGATATACGAAATGAATTTAATCTTAAAGAAAACACATCACCTTCTGTAAGTAAAATTTTAGGAGCTATAAAAGACGTAAAAAAAATAACGCTACGTGAGACTGAGCTTTTAAAAATTAGAATGCAAGAGGCTGTTAAGGCTGCAAAGGGTGCTAAAGATTTTGCTAAAAAATTTAAGACTCAAATAGCTAATGATTTATATGCTCTTGTAGATAAAGGGCAGATTACACAAAGACAAGCTGTAGTTATAGCTAAGAGATTAGCTCAGGTAGATATTAATAATCAAAAATCTATAGACAATTTTACAGAATATGTTGCGAAAGTTTTTAATGATTCTACAGGAAAATATAAAAAGTCCGTTATAAAAGATATAGTAAAATTTGTAAAAGAAAAATCTAAAAAAGCCATTACAGACAGCAATAAGGCAAGAGGTAAAGGTTTAGATGCACAAGGTCAAGCATTTTTCCAATCTGCTAATAAGGTTTTATCTGCTATACTTAGTAATGAATTTAATCCTCAACTCATAAAAGAAACATTCTTTCCTGATATTCAAGATATATTATCTAAGGAAGGAAATTTAACTGTAAAAGAGCAAGCACAGCTAGACGCATATACCGCATTTGAATTATTGAAAGGTGTAGAAGATATGAGTGTGCAGGAGGTTGAGCAACTATTTCAGGACTTAAAGAATGAACGCTCTGAATCCATATCAAGACTGAAGGATAAGATTGCTAAGGAAAAAGCTGAACTTAAAGAGCTTAGAGACGAGGCTGATTCTAATATACAAGAAGGATACTCTGAACTATTTAATGAAGACGGTACTCCTTTAAACGAAGAGCAAAGAAGAGGTAGAAAGGATTCTATTCGTAAGGCTATATTTACTAGTAAATTTATGAGCTCTATAATGGAGTACGCTAAAAAATATAATCCATCTGAGCCGGGAAGCTATCTTAATGCAATATCAAATAACCTAAAAAACTTAGCGACTCTTACCAACTCTTTAGATAAGGTTGGTAAATTCTTTACTGATAAAGTTTATAATCAGCTTAACAGAATGGAATCTAATTATGTAAAAGGTTTGCAAAAAACAAGAAAAAAATTAGATGACATTGCTAAATCTATAGATGGTATTGAAAGCTATAATGATATAAAAAAGAAACTAGGCTCAGGTGTTCACATAATAAAAGGTATAACCACAGGTGAAGGAAAGACTTTGTTTACCGACTCATTTAATGCAGACCAATTAATGCGTGTTTATGCTTTAAGTAAAAATCCTATTCAAAGAGCTAAGCTTTTAAAACAAGGATTTACAGATGCTAAGATAGAGGAGATTAAAAAAATATTAGGTCCTGAGGTTGTAGAGTTTACAGATAAGGTTGTTGATTATCTAAGTACAGAATACTTTGAACAAACAAATGATGTTTATAAAGATGTTAATAATGTAAACCTTGGTTTTATAGAAAACTATTTTCCAACTCAAACGGTTCAAACTAATGTTGACTCAAAGCTATTAGATGATGGTGACTTTAGTGGAATATTTAACGCTCAGATAGCTCCTGCTTTAAAAGAAAGAACAGACCAAACCGGTGATATAAAAATATTATCAGCAGATTTTACATCTGTTATTGATAATCATTTTGAAACTATAGAAAGATACAAAGCTTATGCGAAAGGAGTAAAAACTTTGAATGCTTTATTTAACTTTAATTCTGTATCAACATTGCTTGATGAAACGGGAATGAATAAAGTTATTAGAAATGCAGTAAATTTTGCTGTGAATCCTAACGGTGGTCAGCAGGCTATTCAGCCTACGCTTATTGATAAGTTAATGACTAAGTACACAGGGTTTGCCTTAGCATTTAAAGCTGTTCAAATAGCAAAACAAGCTACGTCCTTTATAAACGCTTTTGAAGACTACTCATATAGAGGTCCGGGAAAGAAAAAGATTCCGGGATTAGACCTTGTTATGTTTATGATAGACCACGCAGTTAATATTGCTACTCTACCAATAGCAATTAGAGAGATGTACAACACATCTCCTATGGTTAGAGAGCGTTTGAGACAAGGTCTTGAGGGTGATGTATATGGTTTAGAATCAGGTTCAGTTACATTTAAGCCGTTGAAAAAACAAAGTGGTTTACTTGGTCAAGCTATAAGGGCTTTTAAAACAGCCGCAGGTTTCCCTACAGTAGCAGGTGATATACTTGGTGTTATGGGTTATTGGGCAAACTATAAGAGGGATATAGCTAATGGTATGAGTAAAGAGAAAGCATTAGAGAAGTTTGAAAACTATAATGCTACTCAGCAATCTCGAAGACCTACTGATAAGATTCCTTTACAGATGAATAGTAGTGCTTACACAAGAGCGTTCACTATGTTTGGTAGTACATTGTTCTTACAGATAAATAAGGTTATGCAGTCTTACACCAATATAATGAGGAGTGCGTCTAAAGGCAAGATTCCTTCAGTAAAAGATTCTAGGGCGTTAATATTAAACTTAGGAGCCGCTAACGTATTATTCCAACTTACTGCAAACGCATTTAAATATGGTAAAGGTGATGAAGAAGACAAGGAAGAGGTTGTTAGAATAATGAAGGATGCTATGTCAGGTCTTAATTTAATATATCAAGTACCTTTCTTTGGTGCTGCCGTTGAAAGTATGGTGAACAAGGCAAGAGGTACTAGAAGACCTGTAGATGTTGCAGTTAATCCTTTGACATCTGTTATTAGTAAAGCTAAGAAGATAGCTAAGGATGACAGACCCGTTGAGGCTATAGTTAGAACAGCAACAGAATTAACCATAGGTGCTCAAGCTGACCCGTTTATAGGCTTATATAATGGTTTCTCTGAAGGCTTTGATGAAGAAGTGATGTATGATGTACTTGGTGTGAGTTCATCGTACAGACCATCGGATGATACTGAAAGTAATAAGAAAGCTACTGAGGAGTTAAAGTCTACAAATCCTAAAACATACGATAGAATAAAAAGAAGTAGAGGTAGTAGAAATCCTAGAAGTAAAGGTAGAGGTTCTTCAGGTAGAGGCTCTTCAGGTAGAAGAGGTAATAGAGCTAAATAAAAGTATCAAGGGAGTCGCAGACGACCAAATCTTTTAAACTCCCTCGAGTACAAGAACAACCTAGCCCATATTGCTTAAAGCTAGGATTTAAATATGTAGCACTCACGCAGCACACTCTCGTTATTTTATAATAGGCTCATAGGTTTTGTTCGGAAGTCTTACCTGCAGTAGCTATGATTATAAGAGTTTAACTGCTCTCGCTCACGCCTATTTTATTAGTCAAAAAAAGGAGTCCGTTTAAACGGACCCCTCATAGCAAACAAAAAAACATAACAATCTGAGAGATTGTGATTCAAATATACTAAAATATTTTATACAATCCATAGATTATAAAAAAGTTTATAACGAACACAATAATAAATTCTTTTATATTTGGTTCGTCTTCAATATCGTACATACTTAAAAGCTTTTTGTTTTTCATAGTATATCATAAGCTCTTCATCATTAACTGAATGTAGCCGTGGCTTTCTACCACCCCACCTTACAGAGCCTTCCATTTCAGGAACTTTACCATATATTATTCCGTCTTCACAAGCCCATATCATCACCGGATTTAATCTTTTATCACACAACTTCACAACTTTTCTTGCTGCCACAGGAAGAGGATATGCTTCTTTTATTGGTCTTAATCTACCCTTTACTTCAACATACGCTATAAGCTCTCCTTTAGAATCAAATACACGATAATCAATATCATTTGGACCAAGTTTTTTAAAACTACCTCCAAACATATTCACAAACTTTTCTATAGCTTGAGTCTCTCTTTTTAAATCTTCTTGTGATTCAAACCTCATATTCGAGTATCGTGATGTTCAGCGTGACATCTCGCACATAGTACGACACACTTTTTTATTTCATTTATTATTCTCTTCATGGCGTAACCCCTTGATATAGCATTTGATATTTCAAAACTTTTATCTTTTACGTGATGAAACTGCAGAGCATGAGAGCTGAAGCCTTTATTATTTTCTTTTGAGTAACCACATCTACTACATTTAAGTGATTCTTTGTATTCCTGAAACCACTTACGCATTTTAAATTTGTAGTTATACTTTGTTTTATTGTAGCAAACCTTACACCTTTTTCTTTTATACCTTTTACCTTTTACAATTCCCGCAGTCCAATAATCTTTTAATGGCTTTGGTTTTTTGCACCCGGTACAAACCTGAGTTTCAGACTTCATCTTCTATTGTTTTAGACACATCTTCTAACTTAGATTTCAATGTTGATATATTCTTTCTTGTTGTAGAATATTCCTTATCAACTAAAGATTCATATATGTCGTTTAGAGAGTCGTGTAAACCGTCCATCATTTTATTGATGTAATTCAATCTTTGAAAATCATTTGGTTTTTTACAGGACATTTTTATAGGTGAGTCTTATGAGCCTACTCCATTTAATAATCTATTTAATTTAATTTCAACTTCTTTTAACGTGTTAGGTCTTACCCTTTCGTCTATCATATTATGAAGAGTATTATTCTTTGAATGCTTATTTTTAAGCTCATACGAAAGACGTGCGTTGTGCGAATGTAATTCTTTTATACGAGATTTCAAAGCTTCATTCTCTTCTTTAAGCTTTTCTAATGATTCCATATACTCTTTTGCTTCCCTACTTCCAAACTCAGCTAACACTTTATTATGTAAATTTATGAATGAAGGAAAGAATTGTTTGTAGTGCGAAAAGTTTCTGTAAGAGTGGATAATACTAGCGTGATGTCTATTGATTGTATTTCCTATATCCATGTATGGATAATTTAAATCTCTTAAAATCTTGCAGTATGATGCTCTAGCTAACACATACATCTCAGACTTTTTATTTCTTTTTATATCTAAATCAAATACACTATTTATAATCTTAATCAGTCTTTCTTGTTTTTCTTTTTTTGTTTCCATTACCTTTATTTAATTTGAATGTAGTTTTATCTATAACACCATCTAAAAAAATATCAACATCTACTACTTTAAATTCTAAGTATATTGCTTTCTCTTCTTCTTGCTTGAAGTATTCTACCTCGTAATACATAGGCTCTTCTCCTTGTATTACTCCGTAAACCTTTTGAGTAAATCCATTCTTCTCAGGTAGGTCTTCTTCTTCTTCAAGTAGAGTTTTTAAAACAACCTCTTGAACATCGTCATCATATTCAGAAATCTCTTCTAAAAATTCCATATCAAACTTCAGGGTTTCAATCTCCTTTGTAGACTTCTGTTTTGAATCCATAACTTTTTAGTTCTTTTAGTCTATACTCTTGTAGCTTAGATAATTTTCCATTAGGTTTTTTTATTTCACTAAATAAAATTTCAGCATCAGGCTTGAAGGCTACCAAGTCAGGTATACCATTCTTGTTTGTCTTAACAAGCTTTATAACGTAGTAACCATCAGCCTCTAACTGCTTTATTCTTTTGGCTTGTATCTGTTGTTCAGTCATTAATGGTTTTGTAAATTAATACTTGTTCCACATCGCAGTCTTGATTAGGACACGTGGAATTAGTTACAATTCCATTACCCTCTAATCCGTAATCTTCGTAGTCGTGGTCTCCTCCCCATATTAAATCTTGTGAACATTCAGTACATTTCATGAATCTTGTTTTTATAATATTATAAAGATAGTAAATCTCTTTTGAAGTGTTTTAATGTGTAATCTTTCTTCTTTGTAACAGCCTTGTATATGTCTTTTTCAATTCCACCTTTAGAGAATATCCAATAAACTTTATTCTTAAGTCTTGACTTAGTAGTCATCCTATCCTTTGATTGCCAATAACTTGTAGCACTAAAATCTATATTATAATATACTAAGCAGTCAGCTTGTTTAAGAGATATACCTTCACGCCCTGACACAATCTGAAGAGCTATGTTTTTATTAGTCCGTTCAAACGGACTAAGTTCTGTAACTAAATCATCACCAAAAACTTTTTTCAAAGCGTTAAGCTCTTCTTTAAACTTATAAAATATTCCAATTTTCTTGCCATAAAAATGTTCTTTTATAAACTTAGCTTTTGAGTAATCAAGTACCATAGAATTACCACTCTCAAACTTTACTGTTCCGGAGTATATCTGATGTAGTTTCATCATTAGCTTTACGGGAGTATCAGCAAGTATAACCTCTGTATTACCTTGAACCACTAAATCTTTTTTAAGAGTCTTGGCTATATCTAAAGTGTTTGGTTCTAGCTCAACCTCTAAAACATTCTCTTTAGTTTCAGTAATAAATCCTGCTTCCTTTTGAGTAAGACTTATAGTGTATGGCTTCATAGCATCTAATATAGATTGCTTCCCATTACTATAATCTTTTATCATTAGACCATTTATCTTACGTTCTTTTACCTTTACATATCTATCACAGAATCTGTAAAAGTTTTTAAACTGAGCAAATGGATTAGTTGGTATAGAGAATACTTGATGATACATTTGACTATAAGATTCAGGCGTAGGTGTACCTGACAGCAGTATAACTTTTGGGTTACATTTCCTAACTAAGTCTCTAACATCCTTCGCTCTTTTACTTGGCTTAGGAAAAGCACCCATTCCATGAGCCTCATCACATATTATTAAGTCCCATTTTAAGTTAGGTGCTTTATGTATTGACTCATAATTGATTGTAAACAAAGAGAATCTTACCGGGCAAAGTAAGTCATAGTCATCACTAATAGATTGTATAGCTTTCTTTTTAGTTAGGAATAGAACATTCTCTACCCCTAACTTTTCTGCTATACCTAAACTCGTAAGAGTCTTACCTGTTCTTACCTCCATAGCAAGGTAAACAAACTTACTCTTGTTGATTATAGTTGTAGCCTTGTGAATTATATCTGATTGATAATCTCTCCACTCTATTTTGTTTGCCATTTTATTGTGTTTTGATTGTTATGTATTTTCCGTTTATATCTCTACCAACCTCAGGCTGAACACCGGTCTTATATAAAGCATATGAATTTAACCACTTATAGAATCTTGTTCTTGATATAGTCATCTTTGCTTTTGGTCCATAATCCGGATACTCTTCGATGAAGTCATAATAAAGTTGTTGACTATTCAATCTTGAATTTGATATTAATTTTTCATTTGACGATGAGCCGTCTATTAGCCCACACCATTCGATGAAGTCGTGACAAGTCTCTGCTGATAGTTGTCTAATCTTTAAGTTAACAAATTGACTTTGCTTAAGTCCTTCTGCTAAATATTTTTGAAGACACCCAATCATATAGTTGTCAAAACTACACCAATCTCTATCACTCCAATCACCGAACATTAATTTACCAAACTCATCCAATGGAGTAAAGTTTTTGTTGTAATGCTGATGCAGTTCTAACTCCCACTTTCTACGTGCAAATGAATTACCTGCACCCTTTATGGCATAGTTAGTTGTGATTGCAATCTTAGGTGACTTAGAGAATGGTATCTTGATAGCATCCTTATTCTTCTTCTCAAGAGTAAGACCCTCTGTTACAACGCTAAACAATCTTTCAAAATCAAAATTCTTTTTAACGTCATCGAACACAAGTATCTGAGTATCTGCTGATACAAGTTGGTATGCAAACGAACGCTCAAATGTAAAAGACTTTCCGTCAATTGTCACAACCTTCTTCATTTTAGATAGAGCATTCATAAACAAACCTTTACCCGTACCACCCTCAGGATTATCTGATATAACCTCATCGTTTAGTATTATTGCCGGGCAGTATGATAAATTTTTGTGAGCGTGAAGCATAAAACCAATTGTGCTTTCCATTGATTTTACTCTCTTATCTTCACCACCACAAATGTTGTTTATGAATGTCTTGTAATCACAATCTACAACATCGCATATATCAAAGTTCCTATCTATCACGTGGTCTTTCCAAACATAACCACCCAAGTCTAAGTAATCAATAGTTTTTATTGAGTCCTTTGTTATGTGTACTGCACAGTTTCTGTAGTATAGATAAGCACTATCCTTTGTATCCTCAATAAAGTATATATCTATTGTTGCTAACAGAGTTAAAAATTCTTCTCTAAATAACCTTGTATTATCTGCAAAGTAATTATAGATAGTAGAGTCATCGAGTTCAATTAGATGACCCAATATAAAGTCCTTAATCTCTTTCTCTGATGTATGGTCTATAAGGTTATTAGTTACCTTTACAAACACGTAATTCTTACTACCCTCCGGACAGTATTTATAGAATCCGTTATCCTCTAAGAAATGCTTAAATAATATGTGAACGATTTTAATAGCACCTTTATCATTCTTAGTCCAAAATTGTTTAAGAGAGTTCTCCTCTGATACTTTTGTTAGAACAGCCTCTATTGTATCGCCATCTAAATTGGACTCTGCTAATTGATGACGAATCTCTTTTTTTGTTACACCTCTCCTTAACTTTGCTTTGATATTATTTACTCTCTCATCATCTTCATAATACTTCGTTCCAAAGTTCTGAGTATTAGCATAAGCACTATCAATAGTTCTTGTAATCTCACTTACCGGAAAATTTCTTGTAGCATAATTATTTAAAACATATGACGCTAAACTTTTATTTATACCATAATCATTAAAAGCCATAGCTAAAATAAAAGTATTTTGATTACGCTGACCTTCAGACATTGGGTATTTCTTTGTCCACCAAGTAACAAGAATGTCTACAATCTTATTCTCATCTGTTATTGGTATGGTTGGAGCGTCTCTGTAAACAGATACCTCTCTGTATTCAATGTCCTCTATTGTGTCCCATATAGATGAGTTCTCATTGATATAAATTAAAGGGTCGTAAGATTCATAACACACTCTACTTATATTCTTACAAGTCTTATCAAAGTATTCTGAATTGAAATGATTATCGAGAGAGTTAAAATAGTTTACATGGTTATCAATATCTTGTGGTATCTTAATCAATGCTTTTAAACCATTACCTGATGGACTAATAAAAACTGAGTATACAAACTTGTCCTTAGTTAATCTTTCTTTATCTGCTAATAGTTCTTTTTTATTAGGATAACCATCAAAGTCCAAGCATATTATTCCACTATGCTCATTGATAGAGTTATCGTTTCTCTTAGAAAATACACCTGAAAAACATATAGCCGGTAGCATTTTCTTCAGTTCATTACGAGAAGATTTATCCTTCTCTTGCCGTATGTTCTTTACTAATTCTTTGGAAGAACCTTCCTTGATTCTCTCTAGCACCACACCAACTTCTCTGTGGAATGGAGTCGAGGTTTCCTTGATATTCTTAAATATCGTGACGTTTTTTGTTGCCATTGTGTTGATTTAATGTTATTTAATTTTTCTTAACACCCTCATACTCAGTAGTATTGATGAAAATGTTAATTTTATTATTCAAATATAGAGAATAAAAAAAATATATACAAGTAAAATATATATAGAGAGTATAGAGCTATACTTTTCGTCATTTCAACATAAAAAAAAGAGGAGCTTTTACGCTCCCCTTTGTAGTTTTAGAATGGTAAATCTTCTTCTACCGTTTCCGTAACCTTTTCTGTTGTGTTTGACTTTGGTTTAAAAGTATCAAGCTCAACATAAGGATTACCACTTCTACCTACCAACACGTTTAGGTTTACCCATCCTTTTTCAGATGCGTGTTTTTTAAGGAATGGAATAGCATCCTCTACTTTAACTGATACTCTACCGACTACAAAGTCAGGTTGGTTTTCTCTCGTTGAGAACGAGAAACCGTCTGCAAAGATTTTCTCTTTTGCCATAATAAAAAATATTTATCCCTCTTTATAAAGGCTAATGTAGACTGAGGGAGCGTCTACAAAAGCCATCTGTGTGAGTCCGTTGAAACGGACTAATCAATGTACATATCAATATAGTAGTCATCAATAGTAAGCTCAGCATCTTCAGAAAAGAATTTATTATAAACCTCTATTGCTTTTTCTACTTTGCCTTCACCCCTTCTGATAAATTCCTCAGTCGGTCTAAAGACTCCAAGCATCTTTGTAGTCTTATCTATAGCGATAAATATTAAGGGCTTACCAAACAACTCTTGGTAAATATATGCTTGGCTATCGTAGTTATAAAGATAAGCTGACTTACTAAACTTCTTTATGTCACCGGTAGTTTTTAAATCTATCAAGCAATCAGAAGCTACAATATCTGCTTTACCTTTCCACATCATACCCTTTATTTCTTTTACGCTTGGGACTTCATATTCGTTAGTCTCATCGTAAATCATATCAAACATATCCATATTAGAATTTATAGCATCAACCCATGACTTTATCTCCACCACCTCTTTATCAAGTAGACAAAAGTCTAACTCGTTGTCAGCAACAAAGTCCTTGTACTTCTTTGTGTTTCTTGAGGCTACATCTAATGTTACAACATCCTTAGCTTTTTCAGGCTCAAGTATCAACTGATGAAACAATCTACCTTTAGCAAAGTTTTGATTGTCTTTACGTGTAACCCCAAACTCTTTTGGATTGTTTAATAATGCACTAATATCTGAATTAGAGAGATAGTTTTTACCTATCCCTCCGTAATATTCAGCATCGTCTTTAAGTTTGTCTATTATGTCTTTCATCTTACATTGCTTTTTCAATCTCTTTCTTAACAGTAGCCTTCATCTTGTATTTAG